TCAAAAGTCCCGAAACGAATATGAGAATTACTAACTCGAATCATCACCGAAGATCGCGTCGGGGAAGGTTCATCACCACGCCAGAGGGGTTCCCCCGTTTCCACCAAACTCAAACAGCGAGAGGTATTCACCCCTAAACCGCGTAAAGCTTCCCCGGCTAAGACTTCTCTAACTCCACCCTTGAGAGTTAACCTACCGTCCGCATGACGGGAATAGGGGGTCCGTCCCGATCCTTTCGTACCAAAATCGTATAATTTGCCATCAATACCCCTAACTTGACCGTAGAGAAAACCGCGACCATCTCCCAAAAAAGGATTATACTCGCCAAATTGATAACCGTGGTAACGCAGGGCTAAAAAGGGGGTAAGGGCTTGAAATTTACCAAAAGCCTCGATAAAATGCTCATCTAAGGTTAATTCTGGCTGAATTCCCACCAAAGGTAATAAAGCATCATTGCGAAAACGAAGGATATGACGGGGAAAATCCGCAGCCGCAACTTGATCATAGTATTGGCCCCCCAAATCCTGCATGGCGCTTTCGTAAGGGAGACTGAGAAAGAGATTGGTGAGATGGTCTGTCATAGTGGTGGTGTCGATAGAGCTTTGAGACGATAAAGTGATAAAGAGGGTTAATACTAAATCCGTTGAGTATGCGCTACATATCAGGCCGCTGCTCTCAGGGTTATGATTAAATATGGGGTACTCTAATATTAGAATATATAGTGTAGGAGAAAAAAGTCATCCTACAAGTTAGAGTCCAGAGGCGTCTAATATGACTCTTAACATTTAATCCTTACTACAACGCAAATTATATGACTATTCAAGAGACTGCACTAGCATTACCACTACTCCCCAGCATAATAACTGGAGACTCAATGGTAATGGTGCTAATTCGTAATGGAACAGTAACACCATACCGCATTAATCTGAGTACCCTATTACCTGGGCCCGCTACAGCCAGCGTACTAGGTACTATCAGGCTAACCGGCGACTTAGGTGGTACAGCAACAGCGCCTACCGTACCCGGCCTGGCAACACGAGCCCCTATCAATAACGCAGCACTAACCGGGGCCCCCACTGCTCCCACACCTCCTAGTGGCGACAATAATACGCGGTTGGCCACTACTGCTTGGGTACGCACGCATATAAATAGCACTGGTATTAATACGCTGAGTGATGTGACTATAACTACTCCTGTTATAGGGCAAAACCTAACATGGAATGGCACTAACTGGGTTAATGCTACAGCATCTGGTGGGGGGGATTTACTAGCGCTCAATAATTTAAATGATGTAAATAACAGACAGACTGCGCTCAATAATCTAATAGATGGTGATAATAATATCCACACTACAGGCACTATTAGGTGGAGCACCAATATAGCTAATATAGGTGGCCTACCACCAGCTAATACCTACCGAGGTATGTTTGCTGCAGTCAATGACGCGGGGGGTGCCTATTATTCTAATGGTACTGAGTGGCTACGGCTAGATAGAGCGCTGCTCAATGACCTCAATGATGTTAATACTGCAGGCGTAACTAATGGTCAGGTTCTAGCATATCAGAGTGGTAACTGGATACCTACTACTCTGGCGGCGGGTCCAGCCACTACTACTAATCTACCTGAGGGCGCTAACCTCTATCATACAAGCGCTCGAGTAGATGCGCGTATCGAGCTGGCGGAATTATCTGATCTACTGAATGTCAGCAATACAGCAGCTACTAATGGGCAGTACCTAGCGTGGAATAGCGCAACTAGTAACTGGGTTCCTACCACACCAACTGGTTCTACTTTCACTAGCCCTCTTACTACTAAGGGCGATCTACATACATATAGTACTACCAATGCTCGTCTGCCCATAGGGGCTAATGGCACCTTCTTAGTAGCTGACTCTACAACGACGACGGGGCTACGGTGGCAGGCCCCCGCTGATACTGATGATATAGCTGAGGGTACAACTAATCTCTACTACACTGATGCACGTGTAACTACTAGATTCAATACTCTAATTCCTGCAGTAGCTAAGGGGGATCTATTGGTACAGGGTGCCACAGTACTAAGTCGGCTCCCTGTAGGCAGCAACGACCAGGTACTACTGGCCGATAGCACTACAGCCACTGGTTTGCGCTGGGGTACAGTTAATAGTGGAGGCGGCGCTCTGGCAGGTCTATCTGATGTAGCTATTACTAGCCCTGCGCAGGGACAGGTATTGACGTGGAATGCCACTACCAGTAGATGGAACGCAGCCAACCTCAGTAATCAGGTATCACTGAATAGGCAGTCTCTCACTGAGGCGCTGACTCTCACACTATCCAGCGCTGGTACACAACACCTGGACCCTGGTGGTACGAACAGAGATGTATTATTACCGCCTAACCCTACGGTGGGTACGCGTTTCCGTATACTGAATCTGGCGCCCGCGTTTAATATTCTAGTTAAGAATCCCAATACTAGCGCTACCGTACTGACGCTGGGTAATACCAGCACGAGTATACAGGCAGAGTTCACATGGGATGGCGTAGATTGGTACTCTTGGGAACCTGCCTAACATTCAGGTTAATAGCAGGCGCAGCGTATAGTATAGAGTAGGTAATACTAGCGATACTGCGCTGTCACTAGGTACAATAGATCAAACGGTACGGTTAAGCACCGGCGTATGGTATATAACGGGGACTATAATTTGTGATTGTAAATATAATGGGACTAGGCCCGCGCGGCCTATCAGTAGCGTTAGAAGCACTTAATCAAGGTCTATCTGTACGTGCATGGGACCCGAGGCCCCTGAGCAGCTGGAGTAAAGATGAAGTAGTACCCAATCTACAGATGAGGAGTCCTATCTCCTTTGACCTATGTACTAATATAGAGGGCGCTGATTACAGCCTCTGTCACTACCTACAACGAGAGCCTATACTGGGGAGCCAGCGTGAGATAGAGGCAGTGCAGGAACGATGCAACAGGGATGTATTCGAGGGCTACTTACAGTGGGCCTTACAACGAGCACTGAGCATGGGTCTAGAGATAGGCCCCCTAGAGGAGGGCCCCCTGGTTATAGCTACAGGACAACGAGAGCAGCGCGTGCCTGATTGGACAGTGGGTTACGATACTCATACGCTCAGTCACTACCTGAAGCACCCGGCACTTAATAAACGCCTCCTAGTATTAGGTAGCGGTCAGGGCGCGGCAGAGGCAGTAGCGCACCTAGCGCAGAACAATGAAGTTACCTGGAGTCACGGGGGGTACCGTATAGATAATTACCCCGCTCCATCCTACGCGCACTGGTATAATAAGACAGCGCTGGGCGGATACTATAGAACCCTCCCATTAAATAAACGTGCTGAGTACCTATCTCGTGTTAAGAGATGGGGGCCCAGCATCACGCCATATATAGCCAATGAGCTAGCCCAGTATAATTACAAGGAGATACCCCGCATAACTAATAGTAGAGAGATACCGGATGTGGATTCTATTGTATTAGCGACTGGCTTCTACCCATCGTGGCCAATGAATTATCCTGCTGATCCAATATTAGTTAGATTTCCACTAGTTAAGCCCGGCTTTCGTCTAATAAAGAATGTATATATAACGGGAATAGGGGCTACAGCATACGATGGGCCTCGTCAGAACTCATTGATTAGCGCTGGTATAACCAGTCGTGAGATAGTCAATGCCATAATAGAAGACGCCATAGTGAGATAATGAGTACTACCATCATAAGTAAGACTACACCAGAAGGGCGGGTATATCGTCTGATACAGATGAGAGACACACTGCCCTTACGTGTGGGAATAGGCCGCTATACGACATGGGCCCCCGATAACCCACTAGATATAGATGAGCCGCCGGATAGACCTATACCGCAGGACCCTGCATTCCTGAGCACACAGGTTATACTACGCCCTCACCGAGTATCACTGGCCTATAGAGTAGAGAGCGGCGGTGATATTATACAGGGGGACCAGCGCTGGAACATAATACCTAACGATAGAGCTAACCTTATATCACTCCTAGGCTTATTACCCCAGGCGTTATACGTAGAAGCAATAGTATCAGGTGAGCAGGTACCCGGGGCCTTCCGTTCTGCATCACTGCTAACTGATGTAGTATTACAAACAGGCGCGAATACTAATGCTGACTTCTGGCTACCCGGCGAATGGCTCGACACGGGCCCTGCGCAGATGGCACTCCTATTCACCCCCGTGACTCACGCAACCCCTACTGACCGCACACGCGTTAAATTCATATTACCTATTTAATCGATGTCTATATTACAAAGACCAGAATACCCCGAGAATTATACCCTCGATAGTAATTGGGTGAAAGTACTACCAGAGGACGGCCAACCCTTAGTGGCGCAGGACCTCCTAGAGATGCAATCAATAGTGCATGGCCAGTTCCAGACCGGTATGGATACGCTCTATAGAGATGGTACTATACTCTCGGGTGTAGAGTTAGTCGTCGTAGGTGATGACGGTACGACCATGGATATTCTTATAACTGAAGGCCGTGTATATGCTGCGGGTGTAGTAGTCAAGACTAAGCCCACGCGCTTTCAGGTATCACGAGAAGGAGAGACTACATTTTATCTCGAGGTCACCACTACCGTACTCGAGGATGAGAGTATGCGGGCCGGCAATCAATACGGGCCCCGGGGGGCATCTCGATTAGTAGTTAATAGTAGTATAGTCCTTACGGGGCGAGGGTATCCCCTCTACTCTATACGCAATGGATTACCTATTAATAGAGCGAGGGACCTACCTGGTGGTATTGAGGAGACACTAGCAGAGAGAGTATTTGAGAGACACGGTAACTTCTGCGTGCGAGGGCTGGACCTAGCGCTACTGGACCGCCCCCGCACTCTAGCTGATACCAGTCTAGTGACGCTCAATGAAAATTACTCTACACTAGAGGCGCGGGCTACTGAATCACGTAGCCTATATCTAGAGAGTAAGAGTAGACTAGATGGATTACTACTGCGATTAGATGATGCACGGGATATAAGTAGTGTCAGCCCCACGCCCGCTAACCTGACTATACTCGCTGATCTTGAGACGCGTGTAGTGGAAGAAGAGGCCCTGGTAGCTACACTAGAGGCTACCTACAGAGAGAGACAGACGGCAGCACTGGGCGGGCTAGCAGAATTAGAGGAGGCCCGACGTAGGTCAGAGTCTTCACTTGGTATGTCACTGGCACCTGGAGTAGCCTACGTCGTGGGGCGTAGAGTAGTTATTGATACACCAATAAATCTAGCACTACAGCGTACCACAGATAGTCAGGTAGTAACGGCGGCTACATTTACTTATGCAGGTATAACTGCTATAGCCAACCGCACCATATCGCTGCAGGGTACCTCCACGTGGGCTAATGTACTAGCACAGGGTACCCAAGTAAGCATAAGCTTTGCTCCTATCAATAACTTGACTATAACTGTGACGGCTAATACTTCAGCAGCCACCTCAGTAGAAACCTTCATAGACTACGTAATAGCTCGCATAGCTACTGGTACTGATAGTAATAGTACTATTACTGGTACCAACATTACTACGGATGCGGCCCGTAATCTACTCCGAGATGCCATAGCCTTCCGCCGTAATGGACTGACACTCGTCATGGAGTCCATAGGTATAGGTACCACGTCTAACCTAGTGAACATTACCATAGGTATCACTATCACAGGAGGGGCCCCCAGTAATTTACTAGGCGTCGACGTGCCCATCGGACCCATTGGAGGTGCAGCCAGTACTAATGAGTTTATGTTAACTCGCCGACCCGTCAAGGAGGTAACGCGACTAGTAGCTACGCTCCAGGAGAATACGGCTGCCATAGTGCGCGGGCCTACACCCGGCACTAGTGACTACCTAGGGCGAGATACTGTATCTAGTGTGAAATCTGTATTCCAGGGCTCTATTAATTACATAGAGGGCCGGGACTTCCAGGTTCTCGATGGTGGTAGACTGGAGTGGGCTCCTAATGGCACAGGGGCTATAGAGCCGGCACCTGGTACTACCTATTTTGTGACGTATACGTACTCTAGTCAATTAACACTAGGAGTAGATTTCAATCTCCTGACGGCTACTGACACTATAGTATTTACTGGTACACGGAGCCCCGCACCTAATACTACATTCCAGGTAGACTATAGTTATTTCCTCAGCCGCATAGCTATAGTGACGCTAGATAAGGAGGGGCAGCCCGCTGTCATATATGGTGAGGTAGGAGTTAATCCACAGCCTCCTGCTGTTAGTGGTTCAGTACTACCATTAGCACGTGTGCTTATAAGTAATAATAGCGCCATCATTGAGCCTATCGACTGTCGTCCTGTCAATTACGATAGTATACGGCAGCTAGCCAGCGCTGTATCGTCATTATCAGATGATATAGATAGACTACGACTCACAACTAGAGCAGAGGGGCTGGCTTTCACTAATACAGGAGCCGTACCTAACTTTACATCTATAGATGCCCTAGTGGATAGTAACGGCATTAACCTAACGGAGAGTACAGGTATGCTCTCACCTCTAACTAATAGTCTGACATCCAATAGAGTATATAGCGATGTCAGAGCAACGGCTCCCTCGGCTAGACCTAATAACGCAGGAGACCCCTACATTGTAGTACCTACATATACAGAGAGTATCTTCCTCGAGCAAACTAAGCTGACGAAAGAGAGAAGTATACAGCAAACTACAGCCCCGCGGTTATTCTGCCGCAGAGTCATCATGGCTAATAGCGATCTAGGGCGGATTAACCCCTGCGACGAGCTGGCCGTCCGAGGAGCTGCTCTATTCAGCTCCACTAGTAATCCCCTCTATCGATTTATCAATGAGGGCAATAGAGCGGAGTTCACGCGGCTATCTCGTCGTGTACGAGAGGCTATATCAGCAGGTGAGGCTATACCAGCTATAGGTGCTAATCTAATGGGGAGCGAGGAGATAGATAAGGCGCGGGCCCAGAATATACGATACACTATACGAGGAGAGGGGCTCCCTCAGGCCAGCTATCAACTACTGATAGCTGACACTATCATGACTACTGCAGTACCAATTAATAACACACCAATATCGGGCACCCTACCATTCGCGTTCCGGCCCCGATCTAATGGCATACTCGAGATCGAGTTATTCCTGCCCGCGCTACCCCCCGGTGTCCATGCCGTAGTGCTACAGTCTGATACACTGAGTGTAAGTAATACGATATCGATATTTAATAATAACCTGACCCACGTGGCGCTAGGCGGGGCGGCCTCCTGGGGGTTACCATCATCCTCAATAGATACCCAGCCCCTACCCCTGATGCCGAGGGTAGGCTTCGACCCACTGATGCAGACATTTCAGGCACCCTCTGATATGTACCTGAGCAGTCTTGAGATAAGAATAGCATCGGCGCCGGCATCAGGAGCCTTAGTTATATCATTGCGGGATGGCACAGCTACTACACCGGGGCAGATACTACTAGGAGAGGCTCTTGTCAGTGGAGCGGTATTACCTGATATACAGGGGCGGCTCTGGACTAAATACGTATTCCCTACTCCCATCTATCTCAAGGAGGATCAGTATTATACACTAGGCTTCCGCAGTACAGAGGGAGACTGGAGCGTATTCACTAGTGAGATAGGAGAGGCCGATATACTAGATGCGGGGCTTCTAATAGGACAGCAGCTAGGCATAAATGGTAACATCTGGTCCAGTGACGGTACTATCATCTCTAATCACGAGAGAGAAGATATTAGTATGCGGCTCTACCGCGCTGTATTCCCGACGACTCCGATTAGTATAGATCTAGGTAGCTACTCTTACAGTATGACGGCCTTCGCCCTCAATGTACGAGACATAGTACCAGCAGGCTGCACAATAGATTATCAGTACAAGGCGGGCGAAAATCCTAACTGGATATCTATAGCGCCTAATACACCTATATGTCTAGATAGAGTAGAGTCTACACTCCTCCTACGTGCAGTATCCACAGGTACAGCAGCCCTAACTCCCATCATAGAAATAGGGACAGTATCCCTCTATCGTAACCTGTCACCCACGCAGCATATATCTAACTGGCAGCCTATTCTCCAGACGAGTACGAAATTTACAATAGCCATAACAGCACTAATGCCGCCATCGAGTACGCTACAAGTAAGGATACAGTTCAGCACAGGGGGCTGGTACGTTCTAAACAACCCAACCACAGTCATACTAGATGCAGGACTAGGACTATCTCGCCTAACTTATGAATATGTATCTCCTGGCCCGCGTAGTGGAGAGCTGAAGTGGTCTATAGACGCATTTGGAATTTCGACAACAGACGTGCCATCTATAATGGAGGTAGTAGTATATGGAACGAACTAAGCTACTATTCACGGATGGCCGGCCCCTACAAGCGCGAGAGCTCATAGAGATGCAGGATCTCTTACACTTGCATGTAGAGGAAATGAGCCGCAGTCTATACGATGTCTATTACCTAGCGGAGGTAGATATAATATGGGCGCCCCCCAGTCTAACAATACAAGGTGGTCTGATATATATAGAGGAGGAGGGCTGGTATCGCATTAGCCCAGCCCAGCTAACTATAACCAGTGACGCCAACGTTACACTCCGCATATACCGGATAGATTATGATGGGCGCAGTATCCTATTTCCTGAACCAGTAGTAGGGCAGGACGGTTACCCATTCCTGCAGATATCGGAGGGCCAGATACTCATATACGATGGTAAGCGATTCAGTCGGGCCCCGCGCAGTAAAGTAGCATCACTCGAGGAGGCCATAGAGTTAGTAGACAAAGAGGTATACGGCAACTACATACAGCGAGGCCTAGAGGTACTAGGCCTGCGTTTCGATAATGCGCTAGAGATAGACCTAACACAGAATCAACCTATTCAACGTCTGGCCGTCCAGCCCGGCCGGGCCTTCATAGATGGTAAGATAGTGGATCTATACGAGCCTGTCTATCTGCCCATGGTGGTTAGTGGTGAGATCGTCATAGATAAGAAAGGTGAGGTGAGAATAGGTACGGGGCCCCTCACGCTAGCACGTATAAGCAATAGTGAACTAATAGCCAGCGATAATAGATGGGTAGAGCCCGGCCTACTGCGAGATCTACAGGTTAAGTTGAACACACTACGAGAGGAGGCTATAGATATAGCTCTAGAACGACTTAACTTCTACTCGGGAGCCCCGCGTATTCTAGAGAGCGGCTTTGTAGAATCCTTCCAGAATACACTGGGAACTGACATCACAGCTCCTGGTTTTGACTGTGCTATGACAGGTTACATGACATTACCTAGCTCGTACAACACAATCAGGCCCGATAACCTAACTATAGGCGGTAGTAGTAATGTAACCATAACGGAGTCTGGAGGGAGTCTACAGACGGCATATCTACGGCCTGCCCCTGATCTCATAATTGATCAACGACGTGCTACAGGCAGTCTGGGATTAGCAGCCCAGACACGAGACGTACGTATGACGCTCAACCCACCAGTAGTAGCACCCGATGCAAGGCGCATCGAGTACCAGCTAGGCCATCTCACTATAGCCACCGAGGCAGTGCAAGTCACAATCACTATAGAGGGTCTGTTATCTCTAGAGAGTGGTATAGTATTACAAATAGATGGACGGACTCCCCAGGCTACAGTAACCCGTGGCTCTATAGAAGACGGGCGCTATAGGGCTGATGTCAGTGGCATACTAGTAGCAAATATAGCAGTCCCCTCTAGTAGCGCAGTACCATCTATAACAGCAACAGGAAATGGATGGACAATAGGACAGTGTCTGGAGTTTGGTTCCACTGGAGCCCCCGCACCAGCTGTAGTACAGGTCAGGGAGGGCATGGCACAACTGTTTACTCTATCAACAGCCAATACTATAACGGGTATACGCGTATATCCTGCGGGGGCCATAAGCGCTTGGGTGAGTCTAGTAGCAGCACCCAATAATATACCAGAGGAGAGGGAGCTAGGACGGGTCCGCCTGCAGGTAACGAGCGGTAGCCCTGATACACCAGTAGAGTTGACCTTCGACCCGCCCATCAATCTAGTGGCAGGTAGTTACTGTGTGGTCATTAGTGCCACTAGCCCGGGCTCTATGCACATCAATACAAACGCACAGCCTGCTATATCACGATACCAAGAGGGGCCAGACATACCCGGCTACCTCCTGACACGCAGTGGTAGTAACTGGCAGTCACAGACCAATAGTGATCTAACATACCAACTAATAGGAGGGAGTCTAGGTTCGACAGGTTATATAGACTTCACCTATAGCCCGGCGCCTGAGGCGGATACTCAGGTAGACCTAACACAGCTCAATAGCCTCTGGAGTTATAACCTAGGTCAGGGGGGCTCATTCTCTACCTTCTATAAGGAAGGGCAGGAGCTAGTGTCCTTACCAGAGCGAACTACGGAGCTGCCGGATAATCTAGAGATGAGACTAGTGCTCTTCACTACAGGCACGACACCCATAGTTTACCTCAACAGGAGTATGCTGATTATAGGGCGGGCCCGTTCTAGAGCTACCTGGATCAGCATAGATTATCCTACGCGTGACTACACTAATGTCAAGGTTATATACCGCGCCTTCCTACCGCAGGGTAGTAGTGTAGTAGCCAGTGCCAGCTCCAATGGGGGCCAGACCTGGACTGAAATGCCTACTCCTACCTCTACGCTGGTAGATGGTAATATACCCCTCATTGAGAATGAGACTACATTGTCTGGGCTCACTCCCACTGTATTAGTGCGTCAGGGTGATAATGATGTACCATTGGTTAGAAATCGCATACGCATTAGATTACAAATAATCGTAAGCGGCACCATAACTATATTACCCTATGTCTCGAGCCTACAGTGTCTGACATATTAGAAAGTATAGTAGCGCGTATACCAATTAATCACGCTGTGCCCCTCATCGCAGGGGCACTATATCGTCGTACCGTACCGCAGCTGGCAGCGCGGGGCTACGATAATAGACTGGCCCTATTATTACAGGGCCTCCCTATAGCTGACTTCACAGATGAGGAGCTCGATTACCTAACAACGCTACCACTAGGCCTCCTAACGGCAGGTACGACTAATACGTATAGAGAGCTGTATTACCGCGGGCAGTATATTCATATACCCTCTTATCTATCTGACCACACCATAGCCCAATTCCTAGTAATAGTGGAGAGCCTGCGTGAGTAATACCAATACTACCCCACGAGTACCGGCCGCCGCACCTAACACAACAGTTGGCACTAAGCTGGGGTTGAATGATATAGTAACAGGTAAGGAGTATCCCGTTAACTTCTATCTTAGTCCTCCTACCTACGATAGCGATATAGATCTTATTGTAGAACTACTAGATAGTGACCAATTAAATAATGAAGCCAGAACAGAAGCTATAAAGTACCTCAGAGAAGTTTCTACATTGCCTCTTACTGAAGACTTCACCGAGGCAGGAAGAGATAAGGCCAGTGAGTATGTAGCAGAACTTGCCACTCCGGGTAGTATAGGTATACCTACAGGTAATGAAGTAGATCCTTCTAAGGGAGATTCCAGCAAATTAACAACTAAGCAGGAGCCGACTATAACGTATCCACCTGCGGCAGACTGGGGTATGAGAGTTACACAAGTAGACACTAATAAGAGTTATTTCTTCAGTCTATTGCCGGCTATGGACTCAGTCATACCTATGACAGCGAGTAAGGATGTACCCAACGCACTGCCGGGATTACACATACGAGTTAAGGCTAATATTGCTAAGTTGCGGGTACCAGGCAGCACACCTATCTACCAGCACATGGGGATAGATAGTGTAATGATAACTGTAGTAGGGATGTTCACTGGAGTAGATGGCGATAAACCGAGCCCGGCTACCTATCTATCTCATGCTACTGGTAAGGATAAGGTCGGGACTCTTATGGCTAAGCTAGATACTTATGGCGCTATGCAAAGCTTCTACGAGCACGCATACCTGAGTGGGGCTGATCTAGACGTAGAGATTAACATGGCACGCTACCAGGCCTTCGATGTAGAGGAGGGAGTGATACGCTCAGCTAAAACAGGTAATCCCCGCTTCCGCGGACACCTATCACTACTCGAGGTAGCACATGCGCGTAGCGATAGAACATACTATACGCTACAATTCGAGACACGCTCTCTAACGGAGGATAAGTGTGAGATAACTAAGATAGAACATATACCTGCCAGTCTCAAAGAGGCTATAAGCCGGACTACAGTAGAAGAGCAGGCCAATGCGGTGGATAGCGCCCTGGCTATAATTGAGGATATTGAGATGGCTAAGCGGGGAATCGATGGCAAAACGCTCTCTCAATGGGAGAGCAGGGATCCTGACCCCATCACCGGCCAGCGCCTTAGCGTGCATGAGGTATGTGATAGGGGTGGGGCGTGCAGATATTACGTCGTCTCTATAGGACAAGTATTTGAAGTAACTGGTGAAGATGCAATAAATAAACTTAAGGATGAAAAATATACATACTGAAGCAAGTATTGAGGCTACGGTGCAGGCCGTTACTGTAGCCACAGGCTCTGTACCTACGACTATTAGTATTGTAGGGGGAGTAGTAACAGCATCCACCGCAGGGGCTGCTGCGGGCGATGTAATTAATACAGTTGCTAATGGAGATAGCAGGCAATACACACCTATTGAGGCAGCCAGGGACGCAGTAACTATACTGGCTCCTACTAAAATAGAAACTGCAGCGCTTGGCAAGGTAGTTGGTGTTGGTACTAAGGTTGCATCTGTACCAGCAAGACTCGCGGGTAAGGTTATATCAAAGACTGGTATATTAAATACTGGGCCAGGTGCTAAGATAACTGGTAGTCTGGCTCAGTCTACTCAAGGCGTTCGTAGTGCCATTCTCTCTACTGCTAATAAGGCTAAGAGTAGCGCAGTGAACTTCACACAGCGCGCCACTCCCGGCATACTACAACCTCCCTCGAATTATCTCAGTAGTAGTAACGTCGCGGCTAGGTTCACTAGGTTTATAACTCCTGGGGCCAGTAATGTAGCTAGCGCTTCTCCTAATAATGTTGTTAATAATGCAAACGCCCTAACAAGAAGGGATATTCCTAATATAAATAAGGTAAGTCAAGAAAGTGGCGACATAGCCATCCAAATGCGTAATGAGAATGTATCTATAGATAATGCGTCTAGATGGATAGCTGATAACTATCCAAGTGCTGATGTTGAAGAAGTACTACGTGCTAGACAAATTATACGTAATAATGTTGATTTTCCAGTAGAAGATGATCCTGCTTCGTTAACCACTATTCTGTACAGAGAAGGTTATAGACCACAGGACATGAACCCGGCCGAATTAGTTAATTATATTAAGAATGTTAGGCCCGGCGTATCTGACAGCGTTGCGACTAGTTTAAGGTATCAGGTACTCAGTGAATATAATGAGAAGTATCCCAGAGCTATAACTGATGAGGGTGTATATAATAACATTATAAAAATTGCTAACACTCTACGCCCAGGCGCCACTGAGACCCAGAAGCTCAAGGCTCTTGAAGATATCTCTGATAAAAAGAGAGCTCTCAGAATACTTAACGAGATACTAGATAAACGATTAATTAGTAATATAAGAGTTACTTTAGTAAAACCTCCAGAAGGGGAAGTACCTCTTCCACTTAATCCTGACGGTACCCCAATTATCTCAACCCCTACTGTAGACTCTATTGATGATGAACCTATTATTATTATAGACTATACATTCGATACTATTGATTCTATAGTACCTATACCTACGAATACATTAACCGCGCCAGCTGTACCAGTAGGATCACCCCACAATACATTACAAACTAATACAGGTACGCTACCAGCATCTGTATCTGCGCCGGCCTCTCCAGCTAATAAGGTTATTTCTATTATGGGAGGGGGCGCCATATCAGAAGAAGCAGTTGCTAACCAGCTTACTGCAGAGATAGGAGGCCCCCCAATAACGGATTCAGTACTTAGAGAGACAGTAAGGGTCAATCTAGAGAATAAACAGGCAATAGTTGAAGATAGTCAGATAGAAAGTATATTAAATCTAGTCAAGCAAAAGATTAATCCCGGGTCTCTAGTAGTACCTAGAGTAGCTAATACAGGTGATATACAGGATATAGTAGAGCAATTACCTGATGAGCTGGGTACGCCTACTAATCAAGTAGTAGGACAGGCCCCAGATGCTACAACTGGCCGAGCTATTATTAACCATTCTACTTCGTCTATACAAGTAGAACAAATAGCAAAGAATCAGGCACAAGCAATATTAAATACTAATCCCGACATAAATCCTGATACGCTATCTAATAATCAGATACTTGCTCTTGTTGACGTAGCCTTTGCGGTAGATTTTAACAGAGATCCATTTACTACTTCTATACGTAATTATATAAAAGTTCTGAAATAAGGGAGAGTCTAATGAGATTACTGATATACATAGGTCAGTCTGTAACTATGAGATATCTAGTAGGTAAGATAGAGTCTGAGGTGACGGGTACTCTATCTATCACTGATAAGATAGTGACAGTGGGGCCCGCCCGTTCTAATCTACGAGATGTACTGACTATAATACAAGACAATAATACTATCTACACTAGGCCAGATGGCACGCCGACCTATAATGCCCCAGTGGCGCAGACGCTAACACGTCCGTTTAGTTGGGCCGCTGACGCAGAGGCGGCTGTGGTAGAGTACCTAGAGCAGGGTATAGCGCCAGAGGTACAGCTTATACGTCGCACTGCGCTAGTCACATACATAGATAGCCTCATAGTAGAGGCAGTCAGATTAATTGATAATGACCTCATATTAGAAACAGCAGCAGGAGACGTAAGAACGCCAGTCAACGAAGTACTCCAGATTACTACTGGGGTTCCATCTCGATGGAGTGATAGTATAATAGACCTGGAGGTATGGTTAGAATCTCTGGGCTCAGGTCGTTTCTACATAGATAGAATAGGAGACGCTACAACGATAGAGGCAGATATAGTCTATACTAGTCGGGGCCGTCAGATAGTAGGTAGACTAGGGGATATAACTGTAACGATGCCAATAGAGACAGTAGAGAGCGTAAGACAAGGCGATAAGACGTGGTTTAATACCCGGCCGCCGCGGGGGCCCATAATTCCTAACCTAGGTCTACTCCGCGCTGCTACTAGATTTATACGAAATTACACAATAAATGAGACTATAGGCGCAGAGTTATACGAGACGTATCTAATAGATGGTACTCGTATAAACAGCCGGGCCATGTATTTACAGGATGGCTGCATAGTATTGGCAAATGGGCCAGAGAGCTGGTGGGTCAGTGTAAGAGATGTAAGGTTACTGACGGCTACTATGTTCTCTGGTCTATCAGTTAATACGCTTATACCGTTAGGCAGGTCTATCCCGCAGGCTCGCACTGTGCCTATACAATCATCTATAGGCGTAATATATAGAGAAGGTGACTATAAGCCCATATTCTTCTTATCTATAAGAGAATGGAGTAATATATTCATTCTTGCTACATACGAGAATGATAATTACCTAGTAGCTAAAGAGGAGATTGGCCGAATTGAGTACTATTAAACCATGGCAAGAACTAGTAGCAGAACAACGGCGGCTCAACCCCGCGCGGCCTTATCAGCCGCAGGCAGGTCTATTTGAATATAAGGGCCTAGATGCACTAGTCATAGAGGCAGAGAGTTATACATGGGTAGGAATCCAGTGGCTGGGCGGCGATTTATGGGGCCGTCGCGGCTGGCAGGAGATAGCCGTATTTGTAAGAATAGATGGCCAGAGCTGGGCCAATAGGCGATATATCTACTTACCAGTAGATTTAGTAGAGCATCTCCTGCCATATATACCAATGGTAGATAATGGTTATACACTACGTTATCCCTCAGCGGATGATCTAGTACCTATATTCAGTGGTAGGCTGGTGTTGTTAAGTAGTCAGGGTATACACCCCCTATTACCCGGCTGGTTATGGACTGGACGAGTGATATGGCCTTACTATGAATATCAACACGTATCAGGTAATATAGCGCCGCCTAATACTCTCCAGTGGAGTAAGTTAAGACCTACTAATCTACTAGATCCCCTTGGTCCACCAAGCGTAGAGCAGATGACGCGTACACTACCTAATCTAGTAGGTGAGTTACCCACTAGGTTAGAGGAACCCTGGATAGGAACGTATACGGGCTGGTCTACTATTAATTATGGTGAGGAGACTACGCTATATCAATATAGAGCCCAGACTCAGGAATTATTCCTACTAGATAGCCCTCCATTATTAGATAGTATTTTATACAAACAGCAGTGGTTAATTGATAAGGTGCGCCTCAGTCATAGTATTGTACAGGGCGTAGTTATACAGCAGACAGTAACAGCAACATTGAGATTATGGTAACTAAGCTAGATCTAGTTAAGGATAGAGCTATTATACGAGGGGCCCTCTGGGATCTACTGACTATACTACGTCAGGGAGACCTAACAGCACTGCAGTGCCGGGGCCAGATACGAGATGGAGAGGATGGTGAGTTATTTGCTAACTTTGAGTTTGAGCCTCTAACTACAGTAGATAGAGATGGAGTGATCTACACACGTATTAAACCCTATCTAGGTGCCACACGTACTAAGCAGATACCTACTACAGCACCGCGTCAGACATGGTTCTATGATATAGAGTTATATGATCCCCTCGATGATGATATAGTGTATAGAATCATCGACGGCGCTGTAGAGAGCCGTCTAAACATAACATTACCTTAACATGTACACAAGAGCACTATACTCCTTCCTACTATCTCAGATTAATACTAATCTAGTAGTCATTCTAATCAATCGGCCCGAGCTAGGTATAGGTACTGTATTAACCCCCACTGAGATAGATGCCCGCCTGAATATCACCATGGCTGAAGCAGCCCTCTGGGAGATTAGTGGTTATAGTAGATTCATCGTCACTACCCCAATCATCACTATCCCAACACGTACAGCACCCACTGCTAGTTTGGTTGCTACTGCTACATTCACGCCATCAGGGGGGCCGATAGGGCCCTTCACTCATGCACTGGTAGTACGGGGGGCTAACCTAACTGGTGCCAGTCCAGCTAATGGTAATAACCGCGGTAGTAACGTGGGTACTGTAGTGCACATAGAAACCGTAGTTAGCGCACCACTCTCGGTAGCACCACCTGCAGTATACAATTGCACTATCAATTTACTGCTCAACGAGCAGACATGACTCCTATAGCTGCGACTTAGTAGAGAGGCCAGCAGGGTATAGTTCTGTGGCCTCCTCGACTGTTAGTTTTATTCATTCGCATATAATAAAATTCCACCACCTCAATACTAAGCATAGTGCCAATTACTACACGAGCCGTGCTATAAACTTCCAAATCTAGAGTCAAGTACATGCGTGGTGCCTGCTATTAACCACATAGTGAGGGGCATACTACTAAAGCGTCGCTGTCTAAACTCATTATTCATTGTGATTAACCTCGAGTCATTAATTAGAACACGGGCCCCTGCGCTATTAGGCGCTCTGCCACTATTAGATTGGTGGATAATACAATTACTCAGTAGTACTGATTACCCTGTCGTAGTTCTCAATAGGGATATACATTCTGTTAGAGTGCCCGGCCCCTACGACATGATAGATAGTAGGGGTAATTTTATCATGCGCTCAGAATTAGATAGCTGGGGTCTAGAACCACTGCAGAGAGCCATCCTCTCTACTAAGGCGGAGGGCAGTATAAGCGCATACGTACTGCGGTCAGGCAGCTCTAGTACTATTATAATCTACACTGCATTCTCTCGAGACAATAGTCTAGATCAAGAGGTACAATTAGAGGTCCCGCAGAATACAACGGTAGTAACTATCCGCTTCAATTCAACTGTGCCCTGGACACTACGCTATATAGAATCGCCCCCCCGCTTAGATGTACCAATACCAGATGAGTACATAGAGCTAGAGATAGACGCGGGCACTCATATTATGAGTACCATATCGTCTATATATCTGAATCCATCACTACCAGTAAACACAATATCGGGCCCTGCAGCAATACACATGATACCCCAAGGTGACGTATTCTATGTCGCTATAAATGAGGATCCTAATTTAGTCAAGGCTATACAACCTGACATAGACATAATAGAATACACAGAGACTAAGAATATGTGTATGGAGGTGACACTTGGCGCGTAAACGTAAGCTGGATCCAATAGAACTATTCGATGAGTTAGCGTATGAAGGCCTAGCTCAGGTTAAGACTGGGCACGTTATAGGTATAGTTGAATTTGCAGAGCAGTATCTACTGGCCCCCGGTGATACATTATTCCCGCCTCAGAGAGCTATACTGCGCGCTCTCTATAATGAGCCTCTACTAGAGGATGAGCTAGCTATACTACAACGATGGGCTGAGCAAGACGTAACCACCTGGGTACCAGACCGCTCCTACGTCAACATGGTACTAGAGTGTGGGCGACGAGGAGGTAAGAGCGTGCTAGCAAGTATATGCGTGCTCTACGAGTTCTATTGCCTTATTAACCTAGATAACCCAGCTAAGCACTATGGTCTCCTGAGTGGATCCCCTATAGCTATATTTGTTATAGCGCGAAGCGGGGCCCAGGTCAATGAGACGCTATTCGGCGCAATCAGGGGCTACGCTAGCCAGAGCGGGTACTTCAAGGGGCTAGTGAACAGTGGTCAGATAGAGATACTCACGCAGGAGATACGTTGCCCGGCTAAAAATATAGCCATCTACGCTAAACACACTAACTCGCAGTCCCTAGTAGGTTACTCCCTTAAGATGTTGGTTCTAGATGAGGCGGCCCGCTTCGAGTATAACGAGCTAGGGGAATCGAAGGCAGATGATATATGGAGTAACGTAGCTAAGGGGCTGAGTACCTTCGGGGATAAAGGTAAGAAGATAGCCATCAGTTCTGCTTGGGGTGAGGGGGACTACATACAGAATCTCTATAAGGTAGCGACACGCGATGCGCGCATGGTGGCATTCCGCCTACGCACCTGGGATATCAATCTACGACCAGAGGTCAGTGAGTATAGCCTCAAGAATAGTGAGGACTACATACGCGATCCCGTGACAGCAGCTCTGGAGTATGAGGGCATACGCTCTAGTAAGCACGGCTCCTTCTTCCAGAAGGAGTATATAGAGGAGGCAGTTAAGGGTCTCTCTTGTCTGGATGCACGTTCTATACCACTGGATATAGCCAATGGGGATGATACACGCTATTACGTATCACTGCAGATAACTAGGCTAGAGAGACTCAGTGAGGGCCGCTCCTATCTACACGTAGACTACGGACTCAAGAAGGATAGTGCCGCTATTGCCTTCGTAAGGAGCACTAAGCTAGAGGATGGTAGATGGGGCGTCATAGTAGATGGTCTACTAGTGTGGAAGCCCTATAGTGATAGAGATGGTAGAGGGAGGGGCATACAGCGTATAGTCTCCTACCTAGATATAGAGGAGAAGTTAGTGCAGATATGTCAGGCCCGCCATATTAGTCTCTGCTCATTTGACTCGTATCAATCTCAGTCCACTATACAACGACTACACGCCCACGGCATACGCTCTACTGAGATGAGTACCACTAATACAGCGCAGCTGAGTTACTATAACCTAACGCGACAACTACTCAATGAGGGGCGACTGATACTACCTCGCGATAGTACCTGGACGCATAGTCTGATGGCCGAGATGGGCGGTATATTACAACTGGCTAGTGGTAAGATAACTCACAACGAGCGGGCCAGCGGTAAGGACATAATAGATGCTGTAGTCAACGCTGTATTTAACTGCGTTAAGGAGGGCAGTACTCTCATGGGATTCAGTATGAGTTCTAGTGGCATCAAGAGTATCAGTAGCAAGACACTCAAGAAGAATAGAGAACTAACTACAGCTCGCGGTAAGGGGTTACTATTAGCAGCGCGTAAGCGGCGGCCCTCAATCTAATCATGTCCACAATAGATAAGCTCATCTCATCCATGATGTATTAAAAACTGTCCCCAGGCGCGCCATAACCATAATGAAATTATCTCCAGTTATATTTGAGTTCCAGGAATTATTCAGCTCGTGGCGATACTACCTGTATATCACACCGCCGCGTTCTCTTCGTGGGGTCACGCCTGGCACCAGTCAAAGAATACATCTCCAGTCGACTATACCCCTACGTTTATTGCTGGCCCCCTGCGAGCCAGAGTATATACCACTGGCCTATCCCCAGTACAGCACACCGCGAGCCAGTGAGGCATTCAGGCTAGAGAATGCCTATAAGATAGAGATCTGGAGATGGAGGCAACAATCTAAGGTACCAGGGCGCGTAGTCCAGGATTATCAGGAGTCATTAGTAGACACACGATACTGGTGGATAGGTATGTCTACCAGTCGCGAGCGTATAGAGATAACACCAGTAAACAATATAATTAGTTTATTCGATTACCCCGATATACTAGCAGGCATCGTTGTTAAAGATGCACTGGGTGCTATTGTAGATTACACCGTCAAGGACCAGAGCACTAGCCGAGCAGAGCGCTTCAAGGCGGAGATAGAATTACCTAATAATGATCCCGTAGTAGTAGAATACGATACACCGGTAGTGCCGATAGAGGTCTCCTATACAGATAAGGTCAGTGAACAGTGGAATCGGATCTACTAAAACAAATAGAGGCGGCTAGTAAATACCCATCGGCTGGTGTTGGTTCACTAGAGGGCTCCTCTAGCCGATTCGGCGTGTCATCTCTTAGTGAGACTCAGCGTTTTCTAAGAGATGCGCGCCCGAATAGTCTAGAGGCGGCCTTGTTCTCACACAATAGGTTCCACTCGGATTTTACCCTAGAGTTATTACACGATACTTTTAATAAAGAGAGCTTCAGAGCAATAGGCCAAGAAAGACAGGATAAATTCTATCAGAGTATGAAGCCATATATAAAAATGGCAGAGGGTATATTTACTAATGAGATAGATCTATACGATGAGGTAGGTGGTACTGTCGTAGTCGACATGACTATATCTAAGAGAGAGTCACAGGCATTAAAGGCAGCATCTAATAATCTAAATGTCATACCCTATACCGCTAATAAGGGCCAGGGGACTACGCTGATGCACTCTAAGCTCGAGTTGATAACCAGAGAGGACGGTACTGATGTAGGTAGAGTACACACGGCCCCTTATATAACCGAGTACGGAACTAATGCCCTCGAGGTAGGAGCGGTAGTATCAGGTATCGCAGGAGCCGGCGCTATAATATCAGGCAGGGCCCCGCGACTAGGTATAGTAGGAGCTATAGCCGCCCCTCTACTCATGGGCGCTGGCGTAATGCTCAGGAATACTAATAGTAGTCTTCTTGATATAGGCCTTAAGTCTAATAAAAAGGATGTATTCTACGAAACCAGTAACCCTAAGTTTGTTACTGAACTCCGCACTTATATGCGTTCCCTAGCAGAGGGCAGGGAGCTAGATACTTCTCGCAATAGATTCATCTTAGGTGAGTCAGAGGCTATATTAGCCATGACCCGCGACGCGCAGAAGGCTAATGGCATAGTACTGAGCCCAGCAAGCTGGAGCCTAGCTCAAGCAAGAGATGATGATGGAAATATCATCAGCCGAGATAATAATTTAGATAGGAATCACTACGCCAGACTAGAGAACTTTGAGAACACTATAGTAGAGCGGGCCTCTGACATACCAATACTAATGGCTACTAGTGGCCAGGTAGATTCCAATGTACACCATCGTCTACATCAGGCCGGCGTTATAGCGGGCTCTAACGTAGGTACTCATTATAATAAACACCTATTTGAGAATATAGACGAGAAGGGCACCGATGCGCTTTATATGGGCACTCGACGTTTCAGTGCTCAACACAATAGGGAGATCATGATACGATTGACTAGCGAGGATGACCCCGCTGCCTTCGCGTATTATAAGGGCATGTTATTGTCTGATAATAAGTTCAACGTCTCCGATATAGAGATGACGCAGATGGGTTATACCAATAAGTCATTTATACGTGCTACTACTGGTACTACTATATCTCAGCTACCCAGCTTCCTGGGAGCCTCTCATTTCTATGAGGTGGCTATCAATAACGCAGCGCGCGCTCGAGTAAGCGGACACCTAGACTGGAGAGAATCATTAGAGTCTTATACCAATAGGCCGGGCATAGCCACACAGAACTACCTAGCGCGCGCTGCGCTAAATGGGGCCCCCAGTGTTGTGCCAGACCAGGTCCGCGATTACGATAGAGCTCTATTATCGCCAGGCCTAGGCTCTCTCATTAATGAATACACTATCATGGCCGGTTTTGGCAGGCTATATAAAGATGAGGTGGGGGCCCTACCTAGTATAGCGGGGGCCTTCGGTGCAGTACTAGATAGAACACTGACATACTACGGCACGTTCTTCGACTATGATGAGACGCGCGATAGTATGGTACCAGTGGCTGGTGTATACGAGAATGCGCTTACATTTGCTAGTAGCTTTGTAATGACTACAGCGGCCAGTATGGGGCTATACTTCAGTATAGGTATACCCCTAGGTTACATAACTGCAGAACTAAATAAGTCGATGGTCCAGGGTACTATCGACAGCGCTGTACAGAAGACAGCAGGAAAAAGATATCCTCAGCACTTACCTATACTAGACATTGCCCCCGTCGATAATTTCGAGTTAGCTAAATACATGCAAGAAGTTCAGGGGCTTAGCGGAGGCACCCTCGACAACTATTACACTAATCGTATAAATACACTGCCCGCTCTCAATAACCTATTTTATAGAGAGAGGGGGGCCACCTTCTTCGAGTATATAACTAAGCCCTTCATACTAGATGTCATGAATCCCTATGAGAGAGGGAGTGCAGAGGACATTAAGCTAAGGCGCTCTGCGGATGCCTTCCATGATTCACTACGGCGCCCTATTGGTCTAGAGACCACCTTTGAAGAGAGGTATAACCCAGTCTCGCGTGAGATGGAGCCATTCCTAGTGTCTCTCAGGGCTACTAACATAGGCTTTGAGAGACAACGAGAATTAGCAATACTAATTGACGAGGTAGGGGCTAGTCTACCTGCTGCACCCTGGCGCTGGGGATGGGGAGAGGGTAAGGAAGACAGCCGCTCCTTCGTGAGTATGGCAGAGGTATTCAGCTTTAGTGAGATGGCAGAATCCTTCCATAGAATCTTAGGTACTGGAAGCCAGAGCCTCAACTACATAGTCAGTAGTAGCGAGAATAACACTAGCGGTATGAAGGGCCTCCTCATGCGAGGGGGCGCTATGCTAGGAGGAGTGATGCGTTCTACTAAGGCGCGCCTCCAGGGCAATAACTTATTTATGGGTATAGGGCCCATAGCAACTACTAATCTAGCTGCAGAGTATAAGGAACTCATGAAGTTAGAGAGACAGATGTTAGTAGAGAACCTACTGACATGGGAGGTAGGCATTAACGGACAAGGTAGCCGTCAGATAGGTAATGTACAAACTCTGGAGCAGCGCCAGTTAGTTGCTAAGTTTGTAGATCAGCTGATAGTCTACAATCAGGCCATACAGAGTAGTCCCTACTATCAGCAGGCAGTACAACGGGCAGCGGGGGCCACGGCAGCTCAAGAGGATCTATTCAGATTAATATCAGGGCGTAATAGTCGCTTCCTAACCTCATCGTTCTTCCGCAATAAGGGTATTATAGGTGCCTCTGTATTGGCTCTTATGAATGTACAGACTGGCCTAGCTAATATACTAGATGCCAGTGGGCCTAGTTTCCTGCGTTCTATTAACCTACAGTTCGGTGATGTCGACGTAGAGGAGGTACGCTACAATAACCGCAATCTAATACTCGAAGGGCCCGTCATGGGGGCCGCTTATACAGCATTAGCAGTAGCCGGGGGTTATGTAGGTAGTGAGGTATTCGGCAGTATGGCTATTAACCGGTATAGTCTCAGCGATGAGTTGTATGCCAGTGGTAACAGTCGTCTAATATCCGCAGAGGCAGAAGGAGTACTGAAGCGAGGCACTCTAGTCAAGAAGGGTAATAGATTTATGACGTGGGGTCTAACTACAGCAGCGCTACTATGGGCCCCCCGCGTCATCACTGGTGTAGGTAACTTTATAATGAATATCTTCAACCGTATAACAGGGCAAGAGGGGCAGGTACTAGACGAGAACTACGCAACAGTAGGTAGTCTCCAGGCATGGAAACAATCAGTACTCAATAGGGTCAATACAGGCGGGCTAGTTGGCAATAGAACTGAGAGGACTTTAGAGGCATGGTCTGCATTCGTAGCAGGACGTATTAGTGCACACACACCAGTAGCAGCTATAAGTCAACGGGCCAAAACTATAGAGGTCTACGCGAGTCAGGCCCCCACGTCCTACATACAGTTCTTCATAGCGGAGTCACGGCGCCGTGGTTCTGAGATGGATAAGGGCGTATACAGTTATAGTATGGGGGTACAATCAGCACCTGTACTGGGTATCTCTATGAGCGTGTCAGCCCCGCTGGCCTTTGACGCTAATAAGCCCTTCGCTGAGGCCTTCATATATAACCAGGAGAAGGATAACGTTATCAATTACATACAGAGCGCTGGTAATGTATCATTAGCAGTATCGTTAACGGCTGGGCTAGTTAGTCTGTCTGCTCTGTTACCAGAGTACGCGCGCTCTAAGATACTACGCGATCCTACGATAGGTGCGGGTGCGAAGGATCTCAGCAATAAGATGACTAACTTAGCAGCACTAGTAGATGACTGGGGCGGCCGGGCTATGAATGTACCCATAGCAGGTGCACGAACTGCGGTTGGTTCCTTCTGGCATTACTCAGGTAAGGTAGTAGACACAATGGCGGGGTTCAGCTACGGGGCACTACAGGGATTCGACAAGCTAGATAGAAGACTAGCTAAGGTCATAGCTCTGAGTAACTTTATTGTACCCCCTGTGCTAGGCGCACTATTTGGACTAACGGGCACGAGTCCACTAACAAGTTCCCTACTTGTAGGTACCTCTCTGGCCTTCGCATATTCCTTCGCTATGAAGCACGATCCATGGCGTAAGAAGGTAGCGGCTCTACAATCTCGTGTAGCGAGAATAACAGGTATGGAGGATATTAGGATAAGCCGCGGTATGCATACGGGTCTACGCAGATGGCGGGCCTATCGTATGCCACTACTTCTTGGCACTATAGCGGCCCTATTCCAAACTAAGACTGGGTGGAACGTAAGTGAGGGCATGGACGACAATGTCATGACTCGACTAGCTACAGTAGGGCTCTATGCCGGCGTAAACGCTATGGCAGTAGTGGAACTAGGAGACCTCGGGCTAGACCCAGGCGCTACTATAGAGCGGTATCGTAGAATGAGGGCCAAGGTAGGTAAGATGCACCCACTGAACCCACTAGGTATGTGGCGTAAGCTACGTCTAGCTTCTCTTGAGAGAGACATACGGTCTGACTTTAATACTGTAGAGACCTACCTATCAGACTACCGTAATAATCGACGGGGCTACCATAGCTTCGATTTACTAGATGAACACCTGAAGACAGTTCACGGCACAGCATACCATAATGCTATGAATGAACACGGCCGGCGCCCGTCTAACTTCCAGGTACGGGACATTATAGACGAGGCAGGTAACTATAGACTAACAGATTACAGTGAGAACCTACGCACCCTAGTAGATAGCCGAGACTACCTCAAGTATAGAAACGCCAGAATACTGGGGCCCGGCGGTAGTAGACTATTGCGTTCTGCAGCGGCACTAGGCGCCGTGAACATAGCCGCTACTGCTCTTCTATTAGGTGTGGGTGCTATATTATCTAGTTCAGGTAATCAGGAGGAAGCAACAGCGGGCTTCTATAACGCTATGGATGACACGCCACTGGAGTTCGTGTCTAATGCATTCCGTCTAGTCACACGACGGGATATAGCTGTGGCACAGGATCCCCTGGAGCCTCTGGTTGTAATGGCAGATGGCGCCTATAAGCGTAAGCGCGGCGTGCGCTTAATCAACCCCATAGAGAGCAGCGTAGGGCGTATGAGTACTGCAATAGATAACCTACGCAACAGCTTTGTATTAAATGCCAGTAACCCATTTATGAGTGTCCTAGTATTTGGTACTAGTGTACGAGAGGGAGAGCTAGGCTCGCGTCAGACCTTCTACATGCAGCTACAGTCTACTAACCAGGACATCAGTACGGCAGTATATTCTACAGCGCCAGCCTATATGTTCAAGATGGTCAAGGCAGGGGCCATGGGCCAGCTATACGCGCGCGACTACCGTAAGGCTAATATAACTGATGCCTCGATGAATAACTTATCAGAGGATCAGCGCAAGTTTATGGCCATCAGCGTAGTCAGTCTAACAGCACGATTAGACCCATTGACTGATAAGAACCGCCGGCGCGTAACTAGCCCATTCAATAGAGCCAGCCTGGCCCTCTATAGAGCGGATCCGTTGATGAACATAGCGTTGAGTAGTCGCCTGCAGGTAATACGCAACTTCGCATATCAGCGGCCTGAGTCATTAGTATCTGAGATGACTAATCTAGGTAATCCTGATGGTATGAATCCCCGGGATAGTAAAAAACCCAAGTCATATCTAGACACGCTAATTGCATCGCTGAGTAAGGGAGACATGCGACTGTTAGCAGAAACTGCATTCCCTAGTCTGGCATCCAGAGTGGCTAACCCCCTCAACTTCGTACAGTACGAGAACTTCATTAAGTACTCGTCGGAACGGCGTACAGGAGGTAGACGGGTAGATATATATGCTGCAGATGGAGACTGGCTGGAGATGGGCGCGCCTAGATCAATGAGGACAGAGGAGAGCAATATCCTGGGTATGATAGGGTCCTTCTTAGTTAACTTCTGGGGTAAGATACCACTAATCAACACACCCATTATGACGAGTCTAGCTGGGGGCGTTGCAGCCACTATGATTGCGGGCGCGATAGGCGCGATGATGAGTTTATTTGGCGTACTAGAGGGAGGGAGGCAGGCACGAGCCATAGATAACGTTATGACTGAGCTGCGTGTTCTATGGGCCGGTGAGAGGGCGGAATACTTTGTTATAACGGCACCTCAGGCTAAGAGTCCCCTAGGAGAGAACCGTATGAAGTATGAGGTGAAGCGCGGCCGCTTCACTTATACGCTACACGCTAGTCCACCTGATGGCATGGGCGGAGAGGTAGGGAAGAGAATAGGTTATTTCCTCAATAGTTTTATGAGTATGACTGCAAATGACGAGATGGATACTCTAATGGCACGCGTATACGATGCCCCTATTATAAACGAGAGCACTGTGCGCAGTATAACTGATAGGGATGATCTAGTACGTAGATTAGTAGATAGTCTAGATGACACTATAAGCCGCGGGCCCGATAGCTTCCTAACTAAGATACTAAACCTACTAGATAGCGATATATCAATTAATAATGGGCCCGCCCCGTTCTCACAGAAGGCCTACTCACTACTAGGATTAAGCGAGGAGACATTCAAGATACAGTATGGAGATGCTGACTCATTCCTAAGACGTCGTATACGCGAGGTCATCAAGGAGACGATAGAGCGCGAGGTTATACGTAAGATATCTCTTAACCCCGACCCTGGTGATGCCTTCATGATATCATCACGCTTCCGTGGTCTGACATCAGACGAACAGATACGCATCATAAGCGCTAACGTACTAAATGAACTAGGCTTCCTATTTAAGGATATCAAGGAGAAGGCGCTGATAATGGCTGGGGCCACTACTGATATAGAAGTATTACGTAGTCGCAATCAGAGAGTAGAGGACTGGGCCAATAAGCAGGGTGGCATTATAGATATAGAGCGGAAGAAGGCACCTCAATGGAAGCGCATATTTCACTGGGATAGCGGTAAGGCCCCCATAGCTGACCCTTCAGAGATAAAGGTCTACCCATTTTTTAAGGCGCGGCTCAGCGCACGGGGATCGCTTCAGGCATTAGGCGGCGGCATTATGACAGCCTGGGGTGGCATAGAGAGTCTAGATGTAGGTAGCGCATTCATGAGACTCGGCCGATCTCAACGGGATGAGCTATACACTGAGGCAGAGAAACAGCTACTTGAGGAGCATGCCGGTATGACAGTGCGTAACTCCATAACTGGTATAGTCACAGGTCTAGTGGCCGCTAAAGCAATAGGAGCTATAGGCGCGGCAGTCATAGGCGCCCCTCTAATAGCAGCAATAGGAGTGGTAGCAATAGGTGTAGGTATAGCAACAGGACTATTTGCGTGGGGCTATAAACACCTAGAGGCAGTCACCAAGGGCGATGCCTGGCAGGACTTCAGTCAAGCTAGTGAGAGATTCTGGACCGGCGTAGATAGAGCTATAGGCGACATAATCGGAGATAAGATACCCGGCTTTCTATCACTAGGTAATGATCAGGTAAAGGGCGTCATTACATCAGCTATAGGTACGGCACTAGGTGTAATGTCACTAGTCGGGGCGGCTGCAAGCTGGTTCAAAGGCGCGGGCTGGGGTCTAATAGCTAAATCAGGCCTGGGGGGCCTCCTAGGAGGAACGGCCATATCTGCTGTCCCAGGCGTACACGAGACACTGGCTCGTGGTAGTAGTGCCGCAGTAGAGGGTATGGGTAAGATAACAGGGCTGAACATGTTTGTCACGCCAACAGATTATCTACTAGCGCGTTATAAAGAAGGGCCAGGCGGTATGACACTAGCTATGCCGGGGCGGGCCTTTCAATACAACGCGGATAGATGGGCCGAAGCTAGCAATGACTCTGCTGGTAATAGGACGGCAGCCATGCTGCTACCGACGCCTGCTGGAGGAGATAGTAACATACAATTACTAGATCCATTCACAGAGAGAGAGATAGCACGACGGGCCCGTCTCTTCAACGTAGAGATATTCGGACAGACCAGCTGGGTCAAGTCAGCGCGGGCCAGTAGTGATTGGGGCTCCATAAAAATATACGCTAGGCAGCAGATGCTAGGCCAGTATAAGAACAACATAGCGGCTATTCGCGCTACTGTATCAGACACTATGAATAAGCTAGCCCAGTCAGCTACTCCTTATAGTGCAGAGGTGGCCCGTCTAGCCATAGCTGTCAGTAAGACAGTAGGCAGGCCTGCACCAGCTACTCAATCTCGAGCCATTATAAGCAATAATGGTAACTTCAATCCCGAGCTCAAGGAGATAGCAGAGGAGGCAACACGGCGGGGCCATATAGCACTAATATCTCAGGAGACCAGCGCCGAGCAGAATGGTAATACAGTAACAGTCACAACAAGACCCAGTGACGATAATAGTCTCTGGGTCAATAGGTTAGATGGTAAACTTGATAGAGAGGCAATGCTACGCATGGGCTAGGCCCTCGTGTCAGGAATCCCCAGCATTATTAGCTTGACTCAATCTACCCTAATAAGCTAAGATGGAGGGATGGACAAGCATAGAGCCAGTACCCTTGCGGGTGCTGGCTCTTTTCTAGCTTTGCATTATCGAGATTAGCCCTTTGCTTACGGCGTAGCTGTCGGGAAGATTCATCCCTATGACTACGTTTTTATCTACACCATCAACGAACTAGCAAAACGTCAGGGGGGAGATAATCAAGACGGGAAGCGATAGGTAGAACGTTTAATGTCAAGCTGGGCAGTGTGACAACACTCAACTAGCTTTTTGTAAACGTTATTTGAGATTCAGACACTTCTAACGTATTTAGAGGAATTAACCCCTCTAAACTATAACCATCTTCTCCTTCAGGATTGGAATAATGTTCAACAATAGTACCCAAATCACTCTGACTTAAACCATACTCAGGTAAATCTTCAATTAAACGAACTTGGGTAAATAAACTAAATTTCATGCTCTAACCTCCTTAGCAGTAGCGAATAAACTATGTTTATAGTGCTTCCGCACACCATCGCCATCGTCTACCTCAAGCATTCTATTGTTCCATCTGAGATACCTCCCGCCGTGATAGTTCGTTTTCAATGAGCTTACCTCTAATTTTCAGATGAAATGGGCGATGACTAGACCAGATAATAGCGCAATAGATAAAGCCTATTCGAATGTCCTGATAGAAGGTATAACCGCATCTATCATAATTAATGGAACCACCTAGGCCAAATATAAATGTACTGATGAATACATTGAGGCTATTATAAAGAAAGTATTCATCTAATATATGCGTGCTATATTGTGATGCCACTATGCGAGGGGCTCCAACGTATTGAGGAGTGTCTTGGCCATCTGTATACGCCGGTAGATACGACTCGCTATAGCTGGATTCTCCTTGTTCACCTCCTCTATTACAATTTGCTTGAATCGGTCTATGGCCTCGAATTGCTTGACAGTCTCCATCAGTGCGCGCGCATCCTTCAGTAGTTGGCGCTGTTCCTGCAACATAGTTACCCATATTTCCTCCTTGACTTTCCTAGCCTTAATAAATGGCTCATCATCAGCCGACTCGAGAGCTATAATACCTGCTTTAAGATCATTGAATATAGTCTGTAGCTGCGTCTGAGTATCAAATACAGAGCCATATGGATAGTTCACCCTTTCCATTATAGGCGCGCTTCTATAAGCGGTTATCCATTCACCTACCTCGCGCGCTGTAAGATCAACCCCGTGCATAGATAAGGCGCGGGATATATCGCTCTCACTGGAGCCCTTCTCTATTAACTGCACGACAAATTCTGTCATCCCACAAGCATCAATAGGATGGCGGAGAGCCACCTTATAGTTATCCAGTGGTTCAGATATTACAGGGTCATTGAATAATCTCTCTAGAGCTACTAACCGCTCCCAGAGGGGCTGCCATTCAATAGTCCCTATAAGCTGCTTACTATCAAGTAGACTACCAAAGTCATCCTTCCAGTCCCGCAGTTCCTGCAGTATATTAGTGTAGTCTGCCATCATCTACCACGCTATTCAAGTAATCAGCGGCTGTATAGACATTACCCTCGACGATCTCAGGGATCTCGATGCGCTTATCCTCTTCCTCCATCTGCATACGAATATCAATGGGGCCTAATACAGGCATGATATCAGGATTAATCAGATAATTAAGTAATTGGATAGCAAAAGCATCAAACTTACGCTTAATGGTACTACTATCTACATTAAGACCGCCCGCAATGTCATTGCGACTGCGCTGCGTAGCCCAGAGCCAGGCAGCATGCCTGTATATGTCCGGGCTAGTTCTCATAATTAAATACATGCACTTACGCACTGTCTCATATGAGAATGTTCGATTGTAACAAGCAGACTCGAAATCAATCTGCTGATAGAACTTCTTACGCAGATAATTCTTTACTTCATCAAGCCAGGGGTTAGGTTTGGGCATACATATCCTCTATATACCCATTAATCTTATCGTACTAAATACCAGTATGTCAATTTAATAATCTATAGAGATCAAGTAGACTCTGATCCTCTGCGAGCTCAGGGTAACAATCATGGAGATAGGGACAAGGCTTACCAAAGGAATCGAGACAGGGACTATAATTATCCTCAGGGTAATGGTGAGGGTAGAAACCTGCTGTGATTAATTTGTGCGTGCCAAAGAATGAGGTTAATACGCGATCCATGATGCTGCGGTCAATAGGCGTTAGTACCAGACTACCCTCCCTGACGTTATAGATACCCATAGCATCAACGCGAGTGCCTGTCAATTTCTCATAGGCATAGGCATAGGCACAGAGCTGAGGGTTATACGCCAGCTTATCTGTAGTATAGGCAGACTTACTGGTCTTATAATCAACTATAGTTAGGCCATGAGAGGTGATTCCCACCCAGTCAATGAAGCCCAGGAGGTTGATACCGGCATCACCGCCGCAATCAGTCGGCATGGGCACCTCATTTATAATAGTGCCGTCATTATATCCACTGATAGGTAACTCAACATAGATAGTGCGCTTAAACTCCTTAGGAGGAATAAAGGCCCGGCACAGGTTAAACGCGTCAGTCAGTGCACCAATAACATCAAGCTCAACATCCAATTCAGGATTAAGCATAAGCATATATTCATTAGCTGCATGCCGTAGAGCGAGGAGGGGCTCCTCTGCCTGTTTCCATGCAGTAGTAGACTGATAAGCGCTACTCACCTTACCGGCAGCGGTGCGTATGGCATCGGGACCCTTATAGTCAGCGCGGGCTCTGTTATGCAACACTGCATAACCATCTACTAGGCCCATTAAGTAACTAGAGATAGTGGTCTGGTCCGACGCAGGCGTATTAGATACAATGACACCAGCGGCCATAAGCGCGCTTATGTAGGTCTCCTCGAGGCACTGCTCTAGATTATAATCATGTTCTACTTCAGGATCATAGTATAACTCGAGGGCCCCATGCACTAGGTTACCCAATAGAGTAGAGCGCGTAGCCCCACTCTTCCTATTGAGGTCAACGTATTTATGATAGAACTCCATCCCACAGCGGCGATATACGCGCAGTGCACTAACAGAGTAGTAGGGCGGGCGTTCTGCTACAGATCGACTAGTAATAATATTAGAGGTCATCGCTAACCTCTGCGCCATAATGAGCTAATAATACTGCCTCAGCCATACCATCATGGGGCTTGTGACAGAGAGAAGTCCTGAATAAATTAACAGCAGGATAGAGATTCACAGCAATAGATACACTGCGTGTCTTAGTAGGTTTATTATAGGTCCATTTGATAGGCGGGGTCATATCGGCATAGTGCGATTGCCACTCACGGGAATCTACTATTACATAATTCAGACCTATACCCTCCAATAGGCCAACTAGTCTCCCATAGTTAAACATAGTCTTAGCAGCAGAACCCAGACCCTGGCGCTGCTCCTTTCCCTCAACCATCTTGGGCCGGACTACTATCTGACGCTCAATAATAGTAAGATGAGGTTTATAATGAGACAGGTAATTCTTAATTACCCCCATGTTTATATCCTTATCAGACGTAGAGATTGGCATGATTCTAACATCAACTACATTATGGGTATCACCCTTTTGTAGTATACAAAGCCCCCCAGCTAAACCTGGGTCTATCCCACATATAAATTTAATCAAGATAATCACCAACTAATATATTATCATTATAGCACATAACGCCTGCTACACTGAGAATAATTAATTGAATTGAAACAACCAGGGATTCCAAGTTAGTTCAGTATTATCATCTAACGTGACAACCACTTTGTTCTTATGATTAACGTAGGGGTTACCCTTCGTGTTATAACTATAACCCGCTGACTTAGGATACGTTGATTGATATGCTATATTAGTAACTACTTTATTATTAATCTCATCACCTAGCTTGATGTGCATGAGAAGCCTGCCTGGAAGTAATCGATTAGTGAAGTAGAGTCGAATGACGTGCGGTTATAACTACGACTAGTAGGAGCATACTGCTGCTTAACCGCATCAATATACATAGTGAACTGGAAGTCATCGCCCATATAGAAGCGGGCCCACCCCTCATCAGTGAATAAACGTCTGAGCTCTAACTGTTCGATAGCCAGGTTATCAAAGGAGAGATTACACCTGCCTATAAGAAAGGGTAGAGAACGCCGCCACTGCGCTATGCCTGCATCTACCTCAGGGCTATGATAATCTATACCGAAGCCGAAGTTCTTATAGCCTAGTACGAGTACCTTACTGGTTGCAGCACTGAGATTAACCAACTCATCGATTATACTAACGGGATGGATACCAGCGATTATGTGATACACGATGTTATCTGAGAGACGCAGTACTGATATCAGACTGCTATAGTTACTACTAGTAATTGAGATGCCGAGGCCCCGCACTAACTCCCGGCTTACGATATCCTCTATTAGAGTATCGTAGCGATGTAGATGACCTTGGTTAACAGTAATGTTAGCTATAAGCCCGCGGGCCTTAAGTTCTACTAGGTAATCCACTATATTAGGATGAGATAGTGGGTTACCACCTCCGTTTGCTAACTCGACCCCAGCAGGTATATCACTAAGGACATCGAGTAACCGTGTTAGGTCAGCGTGTTTACCATTACGAGTAGAACTCTCATGACAATATTTACATCCCATATCACAGTAGTCAGTGATCTTAATATCTATAGAGCAGGGATAGGCGGGGCGGGCCCCAACCACACTTGTAGTACGAACCAGGGTACCATCAGCATATAGAGTACACTCATAGTCACCATTGGTATAATGCGCTAAAGTTGTCGTTTCATTAAACTTATTCATAGAATTACGGATAATCAGTATTAATCCCCATGATCTCGCAGGCTTCGATTAATTTATCTATCCCCCCGAACCATCCGGCGGTAACATTAGAATGGCTCAACGTGCATCGGAGCTCTTCGATGAGGCATTCACCTCTACGCTCTTCTGTGTAGGCTTCTGGAGAAGGATATAATTCGCATTCCCAATCTCCTACTTGACGGTGAGTATCAATATCAAACTTTTTGTTATCAACCACTATATACTTTCGCCCGACTGATTTAATAGTTCCCCATGTACCATCCTCGTGGGGAATTACTGCCCATACCCTGGCCCCCTTTTTAATAAAGTCTTTTGGCAACATTTGATTTTCCTCTGGTAAATTAGTTTAGACGAGCTTTAGCTAGTGATATCTAATTGCCCTTGTAAAAGAAGTCGCTAGCATACTCCATAACTGCTTTATTATCAATCACATAACTGTAGTCATTATCACTACCGGTTAGGATAAAGCTATAGGGCGAGAATAGATAACGCATCATCATATTTTTATTAGCTACAATAGCATCGAGGAAGCCGTTCAACTCATTGGCATGATCCATGTAGCCGTCATTAAGACTTTCGTATTCGTCATATACTACATCCTCGGCAGTTACAGCAATACCCTCTGATAGCAGGTAGAGTATCATGTCATAGGCGTCTTTCATCCTATCGTTAGCGGCGAAGCCCGTGTATAAATAACTGGCCTTGGCTGCTATAGAACTCAGGATAATAGTATCAGAACCAAATTCGCCAATCTCGAAATGTATTAATTCAGGGATAGTAAGGCTAGTCTGACAGGGAATAGATATACTATGGGTGCTCGAACTATTAGTTTCAAATACACCCTGACGGACTTGAATGCTAAGCATAGAAACCTCTTAAGAAATTGTAGATCTACTTACGACGGGTTGACACTAGTCTCGACAACAGAGGCACGACAGTGAGGGCTATCAGGTTAAGTCATTAAACAATAAGCCAATTATTGTAATAAGAGCGAGAGCCAGCCCTATAACTAACGGTGCATTATCCATCTTAACCTCCCAGGATTATTAATAGTGATTTGACATTAACTCTAGTGGAATGGGGAGCGCTATCGTTTATCTGCGGCGAAGGCGCGTTGTGTTAGCTTAGCCATATCCCTAATAGCATCCCATCCTGCCTCACCATATTGAGATACAGCATATTGCTCAACAGCGAGTAGTATATCAGCTAACTCGCACTGCCTCAATAACGAATTAGTGGCCTCGCGACACTCGAGCAACTCCTCGTATATCTTATCCAGCGTATTAACAAAATATTTAGGGATAGGACTAGAGTGATAGCCCGGCTGGAAGGAGTCATTAACTGCTATACTAAAGCGGGGCTCAGCTATACCAGTGCCATAGTACCACCAGTGGTCCTCATAAGAGCGCTTACCATAAGAACCCAGCTCTAGATTCAATGGGGTATAAATTATATCTGTCTCATTGTCACAACGCACAAACTTGAGATTATGTGGATTAATGTAATGTAGCATCCACTGGTATGCATCACGACAGATAGTATCTTCAGTCATACCAGGCATACCCTTATACACGAATAACTCTAGTTTCATGAAGTAAGGGCGGCTATAATCATCATTATCCAGTGGACGAAAGCACGGCGTAATAGCTTGCAGTGCGTCACCTGCCTGATAATGTCCATTTATCGCATTATAGATGAAGGTCTGTTCTGCGCTACCTACCAGCACAAAAGAGTCGTAACAGCTATAGGAGGCCTGACTGTTAGGCTCTGGTGAGGTTATAGAGCCGATATCGCGAGGGCACGACCCATTTTAGATCGACTATTCTATAGCCCTTCTGTTTATAGTACTCCTGCGCTTCTACTAAATAGCGGTAATTAATAGTAAACATTTGATTAGTCCTTAATTAATAGAACGTTTCTTTCTTGATAATACGCTAGGCGGCCCTCGCAAAATTGAATTACAGAGCTAGGTTGAGCCTTAAGCACCTTTTCTACCTTGGCATTGTCAAAGAAGCGCACATCCTTATTTATAAAGTTAGGAGATAATAGGTCGTTGATCTCTATGAAGATACGCGGAAGTAATTCAAGTAAAGAGGCGGGCGGCTCCTCCTCGATTACTCTCTCACATAGAGCTGCATCCATCTGACAGAGATACACATGGAATGGCTTATTAGGGTACTCTTTCATCAGATACTCTAGATTAAGACTAATAAGCATAGATAGGTTAGCAGACATTAAATAATCTCCTGTTAATATCAGATGATAGGAAGGCCTCTAACCAGACAGGGCGGGGCTCTATAAGATAACAGGCCCGCGCTGCGATAAGAGGATGATAGAAGTAAGGTAAAAACTCTAGCTGAGCTAGTGCCTCTATATGATGAGGCGTAGCTATACCTCTATGATCTAGTATACCCAGGGTAGGGTAGCGCTCGTGATATATATTTAGGTTATAGTTGTGCAGATACTCAGTAGTATCTAGACAGTACCAGGCAGCGCCAGAGCGGGGCCGCTCCATATCAGATAGGTAGCCTGTTATAATCGGCGGGCCCTCACTATCCTCACATAGATACTCTATGGCACGTCTATACATACGCCACTCCTGGGCCCAACTCGACTGTAGTGTTATAGTAACAGCACTATAGCGGCCATCAGCGTAACGCCCTACATAATAGGGGTATATCATACAATCGCGAGCTGGTATACTCACGTGATAATTAGTCATCACGATCCAAATAGTAGAGAGGCATATTCAAGGGGCCCTAATTGATTATCTACATAAGGAGCCAGTAGCCCTAAGGGGGAATGAGTGGCAGTTAATACCCGCAATATATCTACGTGATGACTAATGTCGGGCCCCCATTGAGCTAGTAAATCATCTACGAATAGTATGCGGTTAGCATTAATAGTATCAGCAGCATTAACGCGAGGCTCTGCTACCAACCACTCATTAATATCCTTATAATCAGCAACCATATACGTCATAAGCTCAGCTAATGGTAAGTTAATCTGCAGCTGAACTAGTTGAGGTATGATACGCACCCAGCTCTTATATACGCCAGCATGAGTAGGATGATCATCGCTATACTTATCTGAGTCGAATATAAATGTGATATGACGGAAGGGCTTGAATTTACTGGTGTGACATAATAGATACTCCAGACCCAATAACCCCACTACAGGTAAACCACGACCTACTAGTGATGTGGCATCAGGCGGGCCCTCAACTATATATAGCTCGCGAGCTGGGTGCTTACTATACTCCTTAAGACAATGTTCTAGATAGAGATAGCGCTTACTATTAATAGCGGCCCGCGTATCCTTATAACGGGGGGCCCTCTCACTACTACCTATATAGCGACCAACCATATGGACTAGATGACCTCGTGTATCTCGTATAGGGAATATAATGCGTTCCCTATAGTAATCCTCGCCGTCCTCCTTAATCAGACCCTCGCGGGCTAATGCCTCATGATCTATATCGAATTGACGTAGACCACCAGGAGGAGCATACCCTATACCAATACTACGAGCTAGATCGAGAGACCAGCCCCGCCGTAGTATATAATCCTGAGCAGCAGGCGTAGTATCAAGATAATAGTGATAGGCCTCTAGCGCGCTCTCTAGTACTATACTGCGAGCATCCATAACCTCGCGGGCCTGACGTATACCGGCGCGGGCCTCTAACTGTTGCATAGCCCCAGCATAATCAAGCTTAGTATGCCAACGCCAGGCATTAACCAGGCCCATACCTGCGTTCAACTCACAACTAGTCCTCCAGCACTTCATATAGTGCGGATATACACTCAGCTTACCGCGGCCCCCACAAGCAGGACAATCATTAGTACCATGCCGTAGATTTAGTAGCTCTGGTATAGTTAGCCGCTCCATTATCAGTTGTTCATTCTCTCTCGTCACCGCTCTCCGTATATTGTATGAATGCCCTATAATAACTAAGCTTGAACTTAAACATTAATACATATTGCCTGTTAATGGCAAGATGCTCGAGATAAGTGATGTCACTTACCCGTAGCCCATTCCATAAGAATATCTCGGTCAACATACCTCACCCACGTCATCCATACTTCCGTTCTTAAGGGATACCTTCGACATGGTTCAGGCCATATATTTATATCTCGTCTATCGCGCCACATATCGCCCTCTAATATAAATTGCATACTTCCAGTCTGTAATAAAACAAAGCAAGTTCGAAAGAATTACAATCATAAAACTTACGCATTAAGTGATATACCTCAATGGGGGGTTCAGGCATAAACATAGAGGCCTTCAGCTTATTGTGCAGAGTCCAATCGTTATGATTAATAGTATTCATTCAAACAAACCTTTATGATTCAATCTAGAGTAAAACGAACCGACATGATTCCTGCTCATTAAATAAGAGCGGGTTACTAAGTAATTTGCAGGCTCAATAAGTATAAAGGCCTTAAGCTTATTGTGTAGAGACCAATCATTAATCATAATCATCTTCATTGAAATCATCTTCATTGAAATAACCGCCCTTATGTATAATGTCATCCTTACTCATTCTCATCTAAAATGTGTTAGACAATTCACTTACCAGTCTATAGTAAAACTGGTCGACAGAGGTAATAAGTATAGAGGCCTTCAGCTTATTGTGCAGAATCCAAATATTACAATTTAGTCTTCATCGAAATAATTGTATAGCAGTCTATAGTAAAATTGATCTATAAAAGTAATAAGTATAGAGGCCTTGAGCTTATTGTCGATAGTCCAGTCGTAAAGCGAACCCAATTTGAAATAATCATTATTACACAGAACCCAATTATTATATAAAATCCAATAAGTAGAAATTCTCTTCATCAAAACAAACCCTTATGATTCAATCTAGAGTAAAACGAACCGACCTTATTAAATAAGACCAGGTTACTAAGTAATTTGCCCCAACGAAAGACTCAATAAGCATAGAGGCTTTTTATTATTTGTCTCAGTGGAAGGTTCAGTAATAAGTATAGAAGCTTTAAGCTTATTGTGTAGAGTCCAATCACACAAACTCTTATGACCCAATCTAGAATAAAACAAACCGACATAGTACCTGCTCATTAAATAAGACCAGATACCATAATTTGCCTTAACGGAAGGCTCAATAAGCATAAAGGCCTCAAAGGTCCAATCATTAATCATAATCATCTTCATCGAAATAACCGTCCTCATTTAGAATAATAAACCAATAAAACCGGGTTACTAAATAATTTGCCCCAACGGAAAACTCAAGCATAGGGGCCTTAATAAGCTTATTGTGCAGAGACCAATCATTAATCATCTTCATCGAAATAATCATCTTTATATAGAATGTCGTATATCGCAGCTCTTAGTCTATAGTAAAACCCGCCGGTAGAGATAATAAGTGTACGGGCCTTTAACTTATTGTTGAGAGTCCAGTCGTAAAACAAAGCAAGTTTAAAAACTTTACAATTAACCATCTTCATAAAATGCAACTCTTATGATTCAATCTAGAGTAAAACGAACCGACATAATACCTGCCCATTAAATAAGACTCGGTTACTAAGTAATTTGCCCCAACGGAAAACTCAATAAGCATAGAGGCCTCAAGCTTATTGTGCAGAGACCAATAATCATTAATCATCTTCATCGAAATAACCGTCCTCATATTCATCAAATTGGCCATCCTCAAGATAATAACCGCCCTCATCTAGAATATCATCTTTATCTAGGATGTTTTCTAACATATTTATCAATCTACAGTAAAACCGGAAGATAGAGCCGCAACACTTGCTTAGTTTAGGAGTATAAATCTCGAAACCCATCTCTTCATAATAATGAAACAAGCGCAAGGCATTGAGATAATCATTATTCAAAATCCAAGGTAACAGACAATCGTTAGAAACATTCTTCATTGAAATAACCGTCCTTATATAAAATATCATTCTTATTCATCCTCATCTAGAATGTTATGTATAACACACTTACCAGTCTATAATAAAACTGGTCGACAGAGATAATAAGTATAGAGGTCTTCAACTTATTGTGCAGAGTCCGAAAGTAATTTGCCCCAACGGAAGGCTCAATAAGCATAGAAGCTCTAAGCTTATTGTTTAGAGTCCACCCTTCACATATAATCATCTTCACTAGAATAACCGTCCTTATGTATAAAGTAATCCTTATTCATTCTCATCTAGAATGTGTTAGACAGTCTATAGTAAAACAGGTCTACAGAGGTAATAAGTATAAAGGCCTTCAGCTTATTGTGCATAATAAAGGCAAATTTGAAAGATTTATAGCTTACTAAATCATTTATCTCAGCGAAAGACTCAGTAGTAAGTATAAGGTTATTATGTGTAATCCAATATTTAGAGATAGTGTTCATTAAAGTAATCATCCTCATTTAGAATATCACTCTCATCTAGAGCGTTATATATAAAAGCCACTAGTCTATAGTAAAGCCGGTTGATAGAGCACTTGCTTAATTCAGGAATATGACTCTCGAGGCCCACATCCTCATAATAATAAAACAAGTAATTAAGCTTGTTACAACTAATTGCTCTCATTGAAGTAATCGCCCCCCATTCAGAAAGCCATATATCCCAAATTCTCCCATTCTATAATAAAACCAGGCGAGTCCCCCAGGACTATAAGCAAAATACAATTTACCTAATAATACCTGTAGGTCAACAGACGGATCAGTAATAGGTATAGGTATATTTAACCTATTACGTGGGGCCCATTTGCTACAATTAATTATCTTCATCGAAATAATCATCCTCATCTAGAATGTTATATAACACATCTCCTAATCTATGATAAAATACGTTGATAGGAACATGTAACTTGTTCAATTCAGGGATATAGACCTCGATACCCATGTTTTCATAGTAGTAACGATAAGACCATAGATGGTATTTTCTATTACGAGGAGCCCAATTATTACAACTAATCATCTTCATCGAAATAATCGTCCTTATCTAGAGCGCTATATAATCTAGAGTAGAACGAACGGACGTAGAACCTGCTTATTAAATAAAACCTAGGTACTAAGCCGGTTGTTCTAACGGAAGGCTCAATAAGCATAGAGGCTCTAAGCTTATTGTGTAGAGTCAACTCATCACATATAATAGTCTTCATAAAAACATACTCCTACCCAGTCTGAAGTAAAACAAAGATGTCGAAGCAGACACCCCCACCCAAAAAATACTGTAATGCGTAGCGAGGTTGAAATAATTATGATTATAATACTTTCTTACATTTATATCAGTGGAAGGCTCTCTACTAGATATAGATACCCTAAGTTTGTTATTAAGCATAGGCCAATAACTAATCATCTTCATCGAAATAATTATCCTCATATAGAATGTCGTATATCGTAGCTTTTAGTCTATAGTAAAACCCGCCGGTAGATAATAACTTTAGCTTATTCTTGGGAGTCCAGTCGTAAAACAAAGCAAGTTTGAAAACGTTACAATTAATCATCTTTATAGAATATATACTTATTTACTATGTCACATACCAGTCTATAATAAAATCGGTCGACAGCATAAAACCTTAATTCAGGAGTATAGGTATCGATATCCATACGCTCACAATAATAAAAGAAGTAATTAAGCTTGTTATAACTAATTGCCCTCATTGAGGTAACCGCCCCCCATAAAGGCCATATAACCCAAATCCTCCCAGCCTATAATAAAACCAGGCGAGTCTCCCAGGACTACAAGCAAAATACAATTTACCTAATAATCCTTGTAGGTCAACAGACGGATCAGTAATAGGTATAGGTATATTCAAGTTATTACGTGGGGCCCAATTGTTACAATTAATCATCTTCATTAAAGTAATTGTCCTCATATAGAATGCTATACAACACTACTCCCGCTAGTCTATGGTAAAACCTGGCAGGCCCCCCAGCGTTATAAGTATGAAAGTTATAGTTATAGAAACTGTAGTATAAACTATCACTGTCTACTAAAATCGACGGGTCAGTGATATATGTATTTAGTTTACTACGTGAAGGCCAACCATTAATCATCTTCATCGAAATATAACAATCTATGGTAAAATCAAACAGTCCCTCCTCTAGAATCATCAAGATAGAAGTTATAGAATAACTTATTATCTGCTATCAGAGGGTTAGTAATGGGTACAGGTGCATTCCATGCATACGAAACCCATTCAATATCACGCGGAGCCCAACCGTTAGAATTAATTATCTTCATAGAAATAATGATAGGTTACGGTAAACGCAAGCGACTCCTCCGGCACTATAAGTGTGAAATTTATAGTATAAATAATTACGGTTTGCTATCAACGGGTTGGTAATAGGTACAGGTATATCCCGTATATGCGCAGCCCTTCTATTACGAGAGGCCCAATTGTTACAATTAATCATCTTCATCGAAATAATCATCCTCATTCAAAGGTAACACTACTGCTCCTGCCAGTCTATAATAAAACATAGTGAGCCCCCAATAAACTCTAATAGGCATAGATATATTCAACTTATGACGTGGGACCCATTTGTTACTACCAACTATCTTCATAGAAATCGTCCTTAGCGAACAGTGTCAGTCTATAATAAAATAACATGATAGAAGTTTTGTAGTGGTAACGATAAAAGCTATAGTATAAACTATCACTGTTTGCTAAAACCGACGGGTCAGCAGCAAGTATATTCAACTCATTACGTAAAGGCCAATTGTTAATAATCTTCATCGAAATATAACAATCTATAGTAAAACCAAGCAGGCCCTCCACCATGATAAAGATAGAAGTTATAGAATAACTTATTATTATCTGCTACTGGAGGAACAATAATAGGTACAGGTGCATTCCATTCATACGGAGCCCATTTAATAGTACGCGGAGCCCAATCATTACAATCAATCATCTTCATAGAAATAATCCCCCTCCCCTAGAAAGTCATATAACAAACATGCTAGTTTATAATAAAACAAGTCGATAGGAACATGTAACTTGTCTAATTCAGGGATATAGGCCCCGAGACCCATGCTTTCATAGTAGTAACGATAGAACCATAGATAGTATAGATTATCACCATTTGGTAAAATCGGTGGGTCAGTAATAGGTATCGGTATACTCAACTTATTACGTGCAGTCCAACAATCGTTATTACTATGAGGCGCCCAATTGTTACAATTAATCATCTTCATAGAAGTAATAATAGGTTGTAGTTATCTTCATCTAGAAAGCTATACAACACTACTCCTACTAGTCTATTGTAAAATTTGGCGGGCCCTCCATCATGATAAAAATAGAAGTTATAGAATAACTTATTATCTGCTATTGGAGGGACAGCAGTAGGTACATATGCCCCCCATCCAGACGGAGCCCATTTAATATTACGCAGAGCCCAATTATTACAATTAATCTTCTTCATAAAAATAATGATAGGTTATATTACGGTAAACGCAAGCGACTCCTCCGGCACTATAAGTGTGAAAGTTATAGTATAAATAATTATGGTTTACTATTAACGGGTTAGTAATAGGTATGGGTGCGGCCTCTTCATACGGAACCGGCTTATTACGAGGAGCCCAATCGTTACAATTAATCTTCTTCATAGAAGTAATATTCTGCCCCTGTCAGTATATAATAAAACATATCAAGCCCCCCAGTATCATTATAAACATAAAAACTATCGTATAAATTATCAATGCTCATTAGAGGCGGATTAGTGGTAGGTATGTATGGAGTCCACGCATAACGAGGAGCCCAATTGTTAGAATTAATCTTCTTCATCGAAATAAGTGTCCTCATATAGAATGTTGTATAGCACACTGAAATAACCACCCTCATTTAGAATGTTATATAACATATATGACAGTCTATGATAAAACCAGACGAGTCTCTCAGGATTATAAGCAAAAAAGCATAATCCCTGTAGGCCAACAGGCGGGTTAGTAATAGGTATAAGTATACTCGACTGATTACGTGGGGCCCAATTGTTAGAATTAATCTTCTTCATCGAAATAATTGTCCTTATATAGAATATATAATACTATTCCCGACAGTCTATAGTAAAATATAGCAAGTCCTCTAGAATTATAAAGATAGAAGCTATAGTATAAATTATTGATATTTGCTACTGGCGGGGCAGTGATAGGTATAGGTGCAATCCATTCACTACACGGGGCCCAGCAATTTGGATTAATTGTTTTCATAGAGATAGTTATCCTCAGCTAAAATATCAATATCCTGTCTGTAGTAAAACGCCTTGAAATAAAAGAAGTTGATAGAGACATATAACTTGTGTAATTCAAGGGTATAGGCCCCATATATACTTATCTGCCATGTGTATACACAGTCTATAGTAAAATCGGTCGACAGCATAAAACCTTAATTCAGGAGTATAGGTATCGAGACCCTCAACAAAATAAAAAAAGTAATTAAGCCTGTTACATCTAATCGCTCTCATTGAAGTAATCACCCCCCAAGCTTAAGGTCTCATTCAGAAAGTGATATATCACAAATTCTCCCAGTCTATAATAAAACCAGGCGAGTCTTCCAGGACTATAAGCAAAATACAATTTGCCTAATAACCCCTGTAGGTCAATAGGCGGGTCAGTAATAGGTATAGGTATATTCAAGTGATTACGTGGGGCCCAGTCATTACAATTAATTATCTTCATCGAAATAATCATCCTCACCTAAAATATCAATATACCAGTCTATGTTAAAGAGCGCTGATAAAAACGCAGGTTATAATAAAACAAGTCGATAGAAAAATATAACTTGTCTAATTCAAGAGTATAGGCCCCAATTATAATTTCATAGAACCATGTATAATATAAATTATCGCCGTTTGCTAGAATCGCTGGGTCAGTAATGGATTTAGATATAGACATATGTGGACCCCAATTACTACTAAGCCAACCATTACAATTAATAATCTTCATAGAGATAATCATCCTCATCTAATGATAGTTTACGGTAAAACCAAGCAAGCCCTTGATTATTATAAGTATGAAACTTATAGTATAAATTATGACCACTTGTTATCAGAGGATCAGTAATAGGTACAAGTTCACCCCAATATGGAGCCCATCTAGTATTACGAGGAGCCCAATCATTAGAATTAATAATCTTCATCGAAATAGTCCCCCTCATCTAGAATGTTATATAATACATTTCCTGCCAGTCTATAGTAAAACTTGGCGGGCCCCCCAGCATTAACGTAGTAGTAGACCCATTCGCGATACGGCGCCCATTTCTCATTATGGGGCGCCCAACAGTTTGTATTAATCTCTTTCATCAAATGCCTCCTTTTTTACTGGACGTAAAACCGACTTTTTCTTATAAGCAACCACCATTAAATACACCTCTAACAAAGCCTCAATAAGAGACTCCTGCCGAGAACCAAAACAGCGTGAAGTCTTGGAAGGATCAGGATTCACGCTGACCTGCACAGTATAACTATTAGGTAATCGTTGGATGACCCAACCATAGCCAAAGCTATCTAGACGCATTTGGAAAAAATAGATCAACTTAGCAAGCGACCCCCGATCTAACAAAAAGGGATCAGGATCAGAGGTAGAGATAGAAATCCAATCACCCCAAGATAGTTGGATAAAAAAGGTATTCCGAAAAGTACCCACTCCATACCCACAAATGTGAGGCTCAGACTTGACCCAATCGTGCAAAAATTCAGTAAGCATTTATACCCTCCGTATAGATGACAATATGTTGTACCACATACTGTTATTTCAGTTGTCCTGAAATAACAGTATAACTAATTATTCTTATCATCAATAAGAATAGACTAACTAGCAAAAGAATACTCGTTAAGATACTTTATGTCTAATTAATTAATTAAAATTGTTGAATAATAACGCCCCCCTCAAATTTAATTACTGTTGTTCTGTCTTCTAGATAAGTAATAGCAGATGACTCTACATCATTCTCATCCTCATCATCTTCTGGTATAAAGCCATAATGTTCGGCCGCTTCTAGTGCGCTAGAGTATTCTGAATATTCACACTGCATAGCGACTCTATCAAATTCGATAGATTTATCAAGGTCATCCTCTAAATCTTCTAGATACCCAACTAAAGCCTCAGCGCCCGACCATGACCAATCAGCATTACCATCTTCTTTGAGTAGCTTGATTGCCTTATCGGTGCTTATATTTTGGTGCATTTTATTTTTCTCTTAAATTAACAATAGCGAATAACCAAAGTATATCTACTGAAAAATAGCCCCCCTGCACTTTGGCAGGGGGGCTACTAATAATAGATGAAAGGTTTTACCTCACAGTAGTTCACCCATTGTTATCAAATAGGTTTCTATAGGCCTGGTATACGGCATCAGGTGCCTCCTCGTCATTGTATTGTTGAGCCAACTTGTATATAGATAAGAAGCTCAATAGATTAGGGCGGTAGTTAGGGATAATACAATAACCACCCTTAATCCATTTAACACACGCGAGACGGCGAGTACCATAAAACCAGCAGAAGATCTCGTCGCCAAGAGTCGTACGAGATTGATATGGTTCGCGAAAGTCAGATATACGCCCCCGCAAGTATCTAAGTAAATCGAACATCATAATTTAGTACCTAACTGATTATAGAATTTAAGGATAGAAGGCTCTATATAGCAACTATCACAGAAGGTAGATCGTGTACCTATCAGGCGGAGGCCGCTATAATGACGTACACGACTAAGAATAGTATAGAGGCCCCCGCTGAGCCAACGTAAATTACTGAGACGAGCCTGTACGTTATTAAGCGTAAGCCCCTGACTACGATGAACAGTGAGGGCGTAGCCCAGTCTAACGGGTAAGTAGTGGCAGCGGCCCAGTAGCTTGTTAGTGCCGAGCTCTTTATTATCTCGTGTTACGTATTCAATGATAGTCTCCTGACCGGTACGTTCTACTGTCACCAGTATAGTGTTAGTCATGAGCTCCTTGACTATAGCGATATCGCCATTAGCATACGCAGGTAGTCTGTTACGAAGTAGAATAACGCGCGCGCCCTTCCTCAGCTCTACTGATTCGGGTATTTGGCTCCACTCAGGAGCGGCCCTACACCCCTTCGGTATAACGTAGTTCTTAGTGTAGAGGCGACTAGGCCCTTCTAGTTGTGCTAAGTGCACGGCGTTATATCTATCTACACTATCATTAGTAGTCAGGATAGTAGTGCCCGCGTAGTTATCATCGATCTGATTGACAAACTCTACATTATCCATGAACCAATCTACTGCTTCCTGAGGCCGCCCTTCTCTTACGCTAGTCAGTGCCTGTATAAAGCCGGGGTCACTCTGGCGCCTGACCTCTCGTAAGTACTGTATATCGAAGCTCTGCAGGCAGTCTGTTTGATAGACTGGCGTGCTAGTGACCTTCTTATCTGGTACTAGTGGTAACTGACAGAAGTCCCCCACGAGTAGGAGATTCATATTTATGTTACTCTTCTCCATTACGTGATGGATAATAGTTAGTTGCGGGCCATGTAACATACTGATCTCGTCTATGACTAGGGTATCGAAAAGATTAGATATAGCCCGTAGCTTAGTGGCCAGCGCTCCACTGGAAGCAGCGCGTAATAGGCTAGTAGTGTCGAAAAACTGGAGGGCCGCGTGAACAGTAGTACCGCCTGCATTAATAGCGCTCACGCCGGTACTACTAGTGATGAGGGCCTTACTCAAACTCTGTATGTATGTTGTTTTACCACTCCCTGCTGGACCCAGCAGCATCTGATAGGGGCCGTTGAACGTTATCTGCATCTAATCTCCGTATAGTCCTAATTGTTTTACTCCATCGGTCCATCTCGCATTCGAGATAGGTAATCAACTCGGCCCGCGCGGATTTCAAATGCTTATGACTATGAGGAGTACTAACATCACACCGCTCAATAACTGATAGGTGTCCCTTCTGTCTTACTAGATAGTTACCATAACCTGTTACACTGGCGGGCCTAATAGCGCGGGCTACGCGGATACTAGCCTTATAATCTGCGCGCCCCTTCTTCAGGTAATTAAGTAATCTACTCTGCTGCGTCATAAAACTTAGACTAGACTGCCTATCATGCGCCACGGCCGCGAGATAATCAGTCACACCTATATAAGAATCGGGGCCCTTATATATAACGTAGTACCACGGTCTATTATCTAGAATTGACATAAATCTTAAGCAATCTCTCTAGTGCCCTCTTCAAGTCTGATACTCTGCGGTAGTCATTAACTATGTCTATATAATGAACGCCCGCCCCATTAAGGCGAGCCAGACGGTCTTTAATAGCCTGATAGTTAACATCACTACTCAGTACCTGCTCAGACGAGCGGCTTATATTGATTACTATACAACATCTATTAATCAATGTAGATAGCATACTCTCTATTACCTCTACCTCCTCCAGGTTGCGTAGGGACAATAGAACAGTAGGTATACCCTCGCTGATATGGTGCTGTATCTCAGTCCGCATCATACGACTAGAGAAGTAGGGGTCATTCTCTCTCATGAAGTGATAGAGATTAACCATGAACTGATTCATGGTTATATTCATACCATTGGGCGTATACTCTTTGTATACTGTTGTATCGAGGGCCCCCTCTGGCAATCCATAGTATTTCTCTGTGAAGCGCTTCCATGGAGCTATAGGATGAATCTCCTCTACCCCCAGTAACTTAGATAAACATTTAGAGGCTTCAGTCTTACCTGAACCACTTAGACCATGAATAATAATAAAGAACATAAGTAGTCATGCAAGGATTGACAATTTTAGAAGTCTCTGATAAAATTGAAATGCTAGAGTAGCTTGGTAGCTAAAGGCTGAAACGGAGCCTTCAACCGAAAAGGGACTTAATACAAAAAATACCTTTGTTTTTTGTTTCAAAACTGAAATTTGCGAATCCACCGAACTTGGCAAAGATTGAGTGAGGGAAGGGCGTTTCGTCAGGAGTAGATTTAATTAAGTTTTGCGGGTTCAATTCCCGTCTCTAGTACCTATTAAATTATGCCACCAGTCACGAGTTAATAAATTCATTTAATACTCATTGAGTCGCATTTTTAGATTCTTCAGTTTTTCAAGTTTTCTTTCAGTTTGTTTAATTGCTTTAAGTCTCTTTTCTTCAAAGACTTTTTGAGCTTCTGTTTCCGTTAGCACATACTCTTTTGAGGTAAATCCGTCTAGCATTAACATATTAAATTTACGGGGATTATCCGGGGAAAATACCCCATGGCAGATTTTTCCATTGCACTTTATAATGCCACTTGTCAAAGCGTATTTTGTGACATAAACTGTAATTGTTTCGTCCATTGATTTACTCCTATGGTTATTATTTTTAGTGGGTTAGGCTGGGTTTGCACCAGCGTGGAATTACTCTACAGATTTACAGTCTGTCGCCTTCGACTACTCGGCCACTAACCCTTGTTTAGATTTATCTTACCATAATTCTTAATGCCTGTCAATCATGGTTTTTGATTTTCTTGATTCTTTTGAGATTCTTGCAAATTGAGAAGTTGAAGCACAGCTTCATCTGCGTCTTTACGCGCCATACTACAAGTCCATAGTCTTTGTTCATTGCGCTTAATAATGATAATTTCTGTATCAGAAACTGAACAAACTAAATCATTTTTCTGTTTTATTAGTTGATTAAGAGATTCTATTCGTTGCTTTTGTTCTAATTCAGAAACGGGTTGAGGTTTTTCTCCGTACTCTTGTGTAGAGAAAACAATAGCTAACATAAAACTTTTTGTTTCTTTAAACTGAAACCGAATAATCTGCCAACTAAATTCACCATCAGGTTCTAATTCTCGATTCCAAATATTTAGAAAGGTCTGTAAATAACCTTCTAATCCTTTTTGAGTTTGACGGTTTTTATTAATATCACTGACTAAAAATCCCGTATCTAACAGAATATTTGACTTCATTTGCTGCCAATACCTCGAAGATAGTCTTTATTAGTGGCTAAGTCCCCCGGTCCGCCATCGACACAACCAATATATTCTTTGGCTGCTTCATAGAATGAAATCGTTTTTTCTTCAGTGAGTTCTTTCTTCTCTGCCTTAAATTGCAAGAATTTAATAAAGTCGATTACTTCTTGCTGTTGTTGGGGAGTGAGGGCGTTTAGTTTTTCTAAGATGGTTTGTGAGTGAGTGGTTGCTGATATCATGGGTTAATTCTCTTGGGGGTTCTTCTGACTGACTGTCTTGAATAGAGTAAGAGTAAGAATATCAAGGATTTAACAGTTCTACATAAAACATATTGTGACTCCGATTAATTTTACATATAAAGTTTTAATGTTTATTCATTGCCAAGATACCATTGCTTATCACTAAGAAACCAGAAAAACATTCCTTTGCAAGAATTAGTACAGTCTTTCTCAGATATTAATTCTTGCCATAAACGAAAACATTCAAAAAATTGCTCCCATCCATAAGGAACATCTTCTTTAAGATTAGTCCAAATAATAGATAGATACCTTTCGATAAGATTGCGTATTGTTAAGATTAAAGAGTGTGGTTTTATTCCCATCTCTTTTAGTTCTGCTTTGGTTAATTTCTTTCTTAGAAATTGATCGATCTTTTTATCTAGTTGCGTTTGATTCATTGTTTAGTATCAGTTTCAATCCCTAATAAAGCTTAAACTTAATTGTTTCTTTTTCCTTAATATTTAATCTTCTCCCCAATCTGGGTAGTATTGTAAATAGACAGCTTGTCGCTCGATAGCTTCCTTCTCAAGCTTTTCAATTTCTTCGTCATCGAAGTCGTGGTCCCAAATTAGAGAATCAAGAAACTGGTCTTCTTTCTCTATAAACAATTCCTTCTTAACCATAAAATCTTGGCAACCATAAGACATCCCTCCGCTTTTCCCTATAAAAATAAGCGCATTGTCTTCAACGGTCGCCAAAAACTCTTTTAATTGTTTTGCAGTAATCACTTTGTGTCTCCTAAATAAAAAGTTATCTTATCAATATTCGGATTGGGAATCTACCATAATTCAATCAGTTTCAATCTCTAGTAGGGTTTAAAACTAATACACAATAACACCTACTATTAACCAATTACGTTGAGTATGATAATGGTGAATCTCAAACCCTACTAGGGATTGAGATTAATTCTAACACAATTTCTAATGTCTGTTAATAACTATGGCTAAGAAGAAGAGCTTCACTTTTAAGAAAGAGCACAAGGATCCGGACGGAGGGCTAACAGCTAAGGGCCGCGCTGATTACAATCGCGCTACTGGCTCTAACCTGAAGCCCCCTGCCCCTAATCCCAAGAACAAGACGGATGCGGCCCGCCGTAAGAGCTTCTGTGCGCGTAGCGCAGGCCAGGCGGATATGCACGATATAGACTGTCGCAAGACACCTAACAAGCGCTTATGCAAGGCCCGCAAGGCATGGGCATGCTAGGACAGCGCTAGTGTCAAGTAGTGAATACAGTGACGTGATCACCACCGTATGTATCAGTGGCTATCCTAATGCGCGCCTCACTCTGAGAGTGGAACCAGCCCTGTGGATCCACGAAGTCAATTATAGGTGGGTTACGCTTACCCTCTTTAACGCGTAAGGCCCGGCCCACCTTTTGAATCATAGATACACCGTCTACTCCTCCCTTACCGCCGGCGGCCATTATAATACTACCAATAGAGCGTATGCTTACACCTAGGCTCAAGATACCCTCACTGGCTATAGCGCCAGATATAGAGCCCGCTGACAGCTGGTCCAGTACATTGGTTATGTTAGTACTCTTACCATGAATAATGGGTAGAGATGTGCCCAGCGCCTCTAGCTCAGTCAGTACGTTAAGGGCCTGACTGGCAGGATTCTTCTTCTTACTACTAGTACCTACCTTACGTACTAGGATGAGCACAGGCCCATAGCCGTCTTTTATCAGTCGGCATGCGTGCCTTGCTATAAGGGCATTGCGGGCTCTATTATTAACTATGACGCTATCGTATAGCTGATTATAGAGATATGGTGTGAAGGGCTTATTGAATGAGCTGTGCGTTACTGCACCGGGAGGAGCTGGATAGAACTCGAACTTAGGTTGCATAATGACACCGCTCTCGATGAGAGTAGTCTCTTGATACTCTGCGAGAAGAGGGCCGAATATAGCCTCCATCATCTTAGGGCGAGTAGGTGTAGCAGTCATGCCAATCTTATAACACGCGTTGACTAATGACAGAGCAGTAGTGATACCACTTACATTCATATAGGTATGCGCCTCATCGAACACAGCGACCTCAATACCAGAGAGCCACTCTATATAGCGTCTATCGCCCCGTTTAATACGCTCATAGAGAGTATCTACGGTAGCGATAGTCATAGCTCCAATATCATCATTACCATCTCCTACTAGCCCAGGAGAGAGGCCCGCCCACTCCTGCACATCCTCTGCCATCTGGTAGAGTAGACGTACGGTAGGTACTACTATGAGTCGGCGGGCCTCGAAGTACTTCATCAGCGTAGCAATAACAGCGCTCTTCCCATAACCAGTAGCAGCCCGCACGTAGCCCCGGTAGCCCCGTAATATGCTAGTTATTGCCTCTCGTTGGTCGAGACGTAGTCTAGCGTCTATAACGGGATCGAGTAGAGTTGGTCGGGGGGGCAATTCTAGAGTAGCGGTATGGCCAGCCCGTCGTAGTAACTCCATATAAAGAGGGAGGAGGCCCGCCAATAAGCGATAGCCTCCTTGCCCATCTGGATAATAGAGAGGGTAATGAGCGGGTATAGCTAGGAGTTCAATAGGAAGAATACCCGCTATAGAGCGGGCTTCCTCTACGTCTAGCACTGCACAGAGATGTCTATGACAGTCTGGCAGTAGTTCTGGTATATAGGCCCAGTTACCATCTACTCGTATTATCATTCGGCCCAGGGGTTCCCATTAATCTCAATTGTCTCTTCTTCTACAATTTCCGCAGGACACGGGCCAGCACTCTTTGTGTTACTAAAGTCACCCTCATTGAGAACATTAATCTCACCAGTAGGATTAATCTGCTGCCAGTACTTGCGTGCCGTCTTAATAGCCCCTAAGTCAGGAATCTCCTTAACTGCGAAGTTTAGTGATGCCTTGGGGTTCTTATCTTCTGGATTAGGCGGTACGATACTAATGATAATAGTCTGAAAATAAGGGCTCATCTTCATTGCAATAGTATCGCGTTTGCCAACAGGGGCATTATTGAAGTCCTTGCTGTGCTTGTAGATGAGATTATTGACCATGGCTTCATAACCAACACTAGTCCACTGTTTAGTTGAGGCATCCCAGATACCACGACGAGTAGACTTTGCCTTGAGGGGAATAATTAGGATGAAGCCAGTATCATCCATGAGTTCTTTCACTGTATAGTCATTGAAGGTAGATGTGACCTTGCCTCCCTTATTGGACAATACTCGAGTGGTGAAGCCTGTAACATAGAAGATAATCTGGCCCGTCGGGCTACAGGTAACAGGGCGGTCCTTACCTTCTACCTCTTGACTATGTAGGCCTGCGCGAATACATTCACTACAGGTCATGCCCTTCTTACCAACTAGACCTAGCTTATCGACAATAGGTAGAGGGCGATTGGGTGGATCTCCATATTCAGTTACGCCCTTGAGACATACGTTCTCAGGGAGGGCCTGGATTAGTTTAATACTACCATCAGGATAGGTACGCTTATATCCCACACTATTACAGAAGCGCACATATTTACTATTAGCTTCATCCCAATAGCTGTGGTCTAACTGCGCCTGGTGCTGTAGTATTACGCCCTGTAACCGTACAATCACACCATTCACGCCCTCGAATTGTTCGAATAACTTCTGGTCATCCTGGCCTGGGTAGGCCCAGCGCATCTCTTGGCTATCTTGATAACTAGCGCTATTAAGACGGCGGACGACAATATCCTTAGGCAGCGAGGTAAAGAATGTATTGGGACTACTCTTCGATGTATTGATATCAATAGTATCAGTGATGGTATTGATATCAATGTTCAGTTCAGTAGCTAAACTAAGATAATCGTTATCGACATTAAGTAATAAATCAGACATATTCGTGTAATTGTATGTGGTGTATATCTGGTTTAGGTGAACCAGTAACCTTATAGACGCGACTAATCAATGCGATAGCCGTAGTTATGCGGCAGGAGCCAGCACTCGGTCCTAGTTCAGAAGTGTATCAAGAAAGGCGAGGTCGTCTTCTGATGGGGTGGGCCCCACTCTAGCTATCCACTCCTCTAGCGCTAGTACCAGCCAGCTAGAGCGTGGGCCACCTGCTCTAACACAGGCAGCTACTCTCTCTATAGCAACACCTATACTATCAGTGCGGCTATTAGACATCAATGCTACATATACCTCACTATCTAGGTTAAGTATGTGGCGGGCCCCGCGACCCAGGCGTACTCGGTTACTCCGAGTGCTAGGCTCGACCCAATCTGCTGGCTTACCAGTCTCCTTATAGAGCAGGCTAAGTATTAATAGCTCTGCTCCCAGGCGACGAGGGGCCATATGATAGGCTCGCCATAGATTAAGGCGCCCCTGCTGCGTGAGTACGCCCCCTACCTTATTCAGGATAGCCTGATACTGATTGGGGTCTACCTCATAACTTGTACCGCGAGCGGCCCATGCAACTGGTATCCTATCGAAGACGAGATAGGCGGTGTTACCCTCTACCTGTGTTACATGATCGATAGCAGGGGGCCCCTCCCATATAACCACCACTGGCTCTAGGAAGTTACCCCACTCGAGACAGGTCGCATCGTGTCCTACTAGAGGAGTAATACCCTGCTGCCGCAAGTGATAGTTGAGTAGAGTGACAGGTGTAGTAGTCAGGTATATCACTGCAGCCACCTCAGTCCCGTACCTCGAGTTAATAGCAGGGGTACGGGGGGCACCACACTAGTACCCAGATGGGCTAGTAGAACAGCCTCTAGTGGGTACGACTTATTACCCCACCAGCGAGCCAGGTCAGCAAGTAATCGTTCTATAGAGGGATTAGGTCCAGTAATTCTATTAATGATATCCTCCACTAGAAGGCCCGCGATTACCTCCCCATTAACGTCGAGTCGCCACATCTTGATATAAGCGCGGACGGTTCTCACATCACTAAGGGCCAGGGCGCTCCAGAATGCAGCTCGGCCCTCTACAGTAGCGCCACCTGCTAGTTCATCATAAACTAGGTCATAGGTGATATCCTCTACTGTATTAACTAGTAATAGTCGCTCTAGAAGAGACCATGCTCTACCAGCGCTACCGGCCAGTTTAACGAGGGCCTGAGCTGCCTCCAGCTCTATGTTCATTATATCACAAATACGCCCTGCCATATCATCAATGGGAGGATTAGATAGCGGTACCTCTAAGCAGCGGCGCTCTATGGCCTGGCTCGTCACCTTATTAGTCATTAGCTTCTGCTTATCCATAGTGCACAGGATCCAACTGGTATGATTGGGTCCGAACTCAATGGCCTCTAGTAATAGAGATGCCAGCTCAGGGCTGATACGTTGAAATTCATCGAGGATGATGAACTGGCGATACTGATCTTCTCTATCCCCTACTATTATAGGACTCGCATAGGCTATTTCCAAGTAGCGCTCTATATGAGGCCGGGCCTCAGTAGGGCTACTGATAGTATAGTGATAAATATTAGTGGTATCGGTACCCAGACATACGGGGCACTCACCGCAGCCCTCCCAGCTACCGGGCTCACGATTAGGACAGAGAGTGCTACGAGCATATAGTAGGGCTAGTGTAGTCTTACCGCAACCAGGCGGGCCCCACATTAACATATTCCCTGCTGAGTAAACATTATTACCTGCCGAGCTATGTAGATTTCTGCTGATAAGAGCCTTAACTAGCGAGATGGCCAATCCGCCACCTACATAGTCAGCTAGTCGGCGGGGCCTATGTTCATTAGATAGGCTATTAGTCATGGGGACGCACACAGATAATACATACTAGGGTGAAAACTATGACGATAATTGTACCTATCTCCAGAAGAGTGAACCCCTGTTTAGCAACGTCAATAGTACGTTCAGTAAGACCATAGATGGCCCCAATTAATAGATACCAGTACGCTAGATTCTTAGTATTCATATAAACTAAACAATAATAGTGATGTGTCCTTCTTGATTATCATGGGGCAGTAGATTGCGCGCAATACTCCAGATCAACTTAGTCTCCTCGATATTAAAATTAGCGGATATCATGTACGTGTCAGTAACGTCAGAGTTATAGAGAGGCGCTAGGAGACAGGGTTGATTATTATCATGCCAATAGTAGACGACGATACTCTTGATACCCAGAGAGCGCAACTTATTGAATAAGGCAGCCCGCTCTGTGACATGTTTATTTTGTGTTTGCATAGTTCAGTATCTCTTGCTTAATGATATTTATATCCTTCCTGAAGTACCACATCATACTACCTACAGGGACGGGGTTCCACATACGAGTCTTAACTACCTTATCGATGTCACTATCTCGCAGGGCTTTCTTACTGCGAAGTAGGGCCTCGAGGTCACGTTTAACATCCTCTTCATCTATAGTAGTCTTATAGAAGACACCTCTCTCTACCTCTATTGGATTAAACGTAGTTACAGTAGGATGGCCCCGCCAGTTATAGACAGCCCCTCTGTAATTGGCTATAGTGGCGTCGAGACCGTGTATGGCCTTAACTGCTTCGCTACCTGCTAGTAATAGAGGTACGCCAGTTGGTAGTGCTGTGAGCTCAGGGAGTAGCCAGGTATCCCGACAGCGGGAGCGATGAATATCTTTAACTGTCTTGTCTCGAGGGGAGCACTTTATAGCATTAGTGAAATACACTAACTTATTAATGGGGGGCCCATCCCACGTGGGGTCACACTCTATAGCCCAATATAAGCAACGCCGGAGGAAGGCCCCGGCGCCACTAGTATCTTCACTGTTAGTGCCGGGAGCGAGGCTCATCTTAGTGGCCTCCTCACGTTTACCAGGATAGGCTGAGATAGCTACTAGTATTACATCTTCAATAGGTTTCTCAGACTGACCACTCACTGCCTGCCTAGTAGATAGACTACATACAGTACACTGCGGGTTGAATTGTACGGCTTGGTATAACGCTGTCATTGAAAAACTGGGCCTGAAACCCCGCCCTCCGCTATCGCTAAAGGGCGGCTTTATACAAGTTAGTGAGAAACAATTAAACCGTTAGAACGACGAATTAACTGAATCTTGCTAACAGCTATTTGTCCCAATCGTTTCCAACTGGTATCGCTTACAGA